CCAGATTGTCATCACTCTACGCCAGATCAAAAAATTATTCAAGAAATGAAATTAATCTTGAATAGTCACGCAAATGTATTTTTAAACCAAGACAAATGTTTTTTAGCAGCAGCATACTCATTATGCTCTAAGGCTTTGTTAATTAAACCAGAAGCACATCCTGATAAAACAATTAGTCCTTCTTTATATTTTTCTAATATTTCAAAATCAATTCTAGATTTTTTATAAAATCCTTCTGTCCATGCTATTTCGTTTAACCTATTTAAATTATCTAATCCTTGTTGATTTTTAGCAAGAATAATAATATGGTTATATGTAGTATCTAATGGATCTATTCTGTCTTTTTTGTCTCTTTGGTCAAATCTATCTTTTGTTATATACCCTTCAATTCCAAGTATTGGCTTTATTCCATATTTTTTAACAGCCCTATACATTGGTCTATGTCCTGACAAAACTCCATGATCAGTAATTGCTATGGCTTTCATTCCTAGTTCACTTGCACGTTTAGCATACTCTTCTGGAGTCGCCACACCATCAAAAAGTGAATAGTGTGTATGAACGTGTAGTGGAACGTAACTCAAGCCATAGCCCTTCTTGTTGCTCTTTTTACCACTCTGCTGCTGCAGATGTTGCTGGGTTGTCAAATCCTAAATAGAATGCCTCTTGTTCTGCATAAGGAACTACCCTTAATGCATTTTCAATATTTGGAAATTCATATTTAGACCAATCAAATGGTTCTGCATCTTGTTTAAGTGGGATAAGGGTGTAAGTTGTTTCTGTACCCTTTCCATTACGCTTTAATTTCCAAGTCATGTTTGACAAACTTTGTGACTCAGATGCGTATTCTCTAATAGTATTAAATGTTGCTGACTTTGCAACACCCATACTCCAAATTGCAACATGTGGATCATTTATTCCATCATCAACTAACACACTTGTATAAAATCTTAAACGTCCAGCCCAACCAGCCTTTGGATCTTTTCTGTGCATTTCTTCTGCCCAGTCTCTACCCTCGGTATCCATGGTATCTACTGCTTTACGCTTATAATCTTTTGGATTTGTGTGTTCTTTTACTACAAGTGCAAGACCACGCTTTTCTTCATAATGTGGTGAGTCTGCATCTAATTCTGCGACAAATCTTATTTGTACGCTTTGTCCATCGTCAAGTTTTAACCACTTTATTTTTGGACCATTGCTATCGTATTTTGGTTTATCGACTATTGCTTCGATATTTTTTAACCCTCTTATAATTGACATATTTCTCCTTAATGTTCTCCCTGTAAATGGGACTTACCCTATTGTAGCATTGTAGCGACTATATTGTCAAATTTTTTTATAAACTCTTTTAAATCATTATCAGACAAATCAGAAACATCTTTTACGTTGTTAGGCAACTTAGCAACAAAACATTTTCCTGGGCCTAGGTCTGTTATTAACTTATTAGACATGTTAGTTCCAGCCTCATCGTTATCTCCTAATGCTATGACTTGATTAAAATACTGATTTAATAACTTTCTTTGTTCTTTTGATATTGTTGCACCTAAGGTAGCAACTGCATGAGCACCAACCTGTTCTAGTCTAATAGCATCAAATGATGATTCAACAACAAATATTTTATCTACTCTCTTATTTCTTGATAGGTTAAACAAGGTTTTGCTTTTTGGAAGGTCTGTTGAATTTTTAAATCTTTTACCTTCTATTGATCTTCCAACAAAGCCCAAACATATTCCGTCTGGTGAATGTACTGGAATTGTAACCATGTCTTGAGAAGTAGAATATCCTAATCTATATCTATCTATGCTATCTTTATTTATACCTCTATCATCAAAATATTTCATAGCCCTAAAATTTTTAAATACATTTTCGTATAATTTTTCTATTAATTGTTCATCAAATTGAAAAAATGTTGCAGGCTTGTTTAGTGCTGAGTTTAATTTATCTACTAAATTTCTAGAATCAGATTTAGAATCAATTAATCTTATGGCTTCAAAATAAGATCGTCCAGAGATTTGCATAACTAACTCTTCAAGACTTTTAGATTCTTGACATGAAAAACACCAAAATATTCCTGTTTCTTTTGAAACTTCTCCTGCTGGAGATCTATAGTTATTATGAAATGGACAAAAGATCATTAGATCGTTATCTAATTCATATTGTATATCTATTCCTGATGTGACGAGAATTCGCTTGACTTGTTCTTCTGAGTAGTATGTGACATCACTGGCTTGTTTTTTTCTAAGCCCATTATGCATTGTGCCCTAGCCTTTCCAACATATACTCCGTATACTGATAAATTAAAATTGAAAGTCTTACCATTATATCCTATTGTGAAGTCTGGGTCAATATCGTATCTTGGAACATATCCATTATTTCTCATTGAAGAAGTTAGCATAAAAATATATTGACTTTTTAATCTTACAATATAAGATTCGTCATATATCTCTCCAGATAAAGAAAATCTTTTTATAGGCTTATGGTTGTACATAGTACAATTATATAGACTAATTATTGATTGTTTTCAAAATCTTTGTATATAAATCTTCCAGAATCAAAGTCAACATCTACCATAAATTCCCCTGAAAATCCGTGCCTATTTTTTCTAAAAGCACATTCTAAAATTGTACTGCCTTGTGCTCTTCCTAAAGCCAAAACCCAATCTGCATCATAGGCTAATTGCTTTGACCAAGCAACTTGACCAAGAGATGGAACGCTATTCATATCTGTTGCGTCGTCTGGAGTTGCTGAAGCAATTGCAACAATGGGAACTTGTGCAGATATAGCCAACACTTTTAACTCTCTTGAAATGCTTTTAATTTTTACTACTTCATTTTCTGTTGGAATATTTGATTGCATTAGTTGAATATAGTCTACAAATACTATATCTGGTGAGTATTGATCTATCTTTCCTCTTAATACAGAAGTAGATAATTCTCCTACCCCGTCATTTGAGACAATGTGAAATGGTGGCATATTCTTTACATGTTGATCTGCCCAAAGTTTTAAAGACTCTGTGTCAATCTGTCCAGAACTTAATTTTCTATGTGAGAAAAAACCCTGGCCCATAATTGTATAGACACGATTTCTAACCTCTGTCTCTGTCATTTCAAGAGATATTACTAACGGCTTTCTTCCATTTTTCCATGCCTGAACAGCCATAAAAAGTGCAAGCCAAGACTTACCAATAGCAGGATAAGCAAGAAGAATGCCAAACTGACCAGGAGTAATGCCTGCTGGAAGATAGTTGTCAAAACCAGCAAGATTTGTTTTAATACCATAATTGCCTTTTTCATTTAACTCCCTTATGTGTTTAAAATGTGTAATAGCATCTTCTATATCGGTAGCATCAATATCTCTAATGTTCGCAGTAATTTTTTTTAATTCCGAAGTTTTTCCAATTAAGTTATTTAAAGCATCATTTGGCTTATTGTCTTGAAGTTGCTTTGCTGTAGACATTAAAACATTGCTTAGACTATTTTGCAAAAAAGAGGTTCTTAATTCTTCTAAATGATACTTTGTATTTCCAATTTCTCCAACTGGATCAAAGTCTCTAAATTTTTCTACAACAAGTTGTATTGATGGAACTGTTGAGTTTTGCTCACTATATTGTTTTATAAACTCCCAAACATCTTTATGTGTTCTAAACAAATCATCTGGGTTTGCTTGTAGTAGTACGTGTAGTTGCTTATCTTTTAGGACCGCTGAAAGAACTTTGGCTTCTAATTCTGTAGACATTACTTTAACCATTCTTTTGCTTGTTGACGCATTATTGTACGTACTCTATCATCTTCTTCTTTTATTTTTTTTGCTGAATAAATCTTGTCTGCGTTATACGTAAACCATTTCCAACTAGGACTTGCACTAACATTAAAATAATACTCTATTAGATCGTAGCATCCTTCTAGGGTATAAGACTTTATTAAAGCGTCTGCAGCCCACTGTTCAGCATGCATATTCATAGTATCGTCTAAACCTTTTTCTTTTAAACGTTTCCTAAATTTAGTTATAAGTGCAAACTTTTGTTGCCTATTTGTCACTACTCTAACTCTTTCTTAGCCTCGTCTACTTTTGCAATAACTGAGTCTTCAACAAATTTGTAAACTCTGTTTATTGCTTCATCGGAATTTTCTTCACTACGTACAAAATCTGTACAACCAATATCTATTCTTAAACTTTGAAAATTTCCAAGATTTAATGTATATCCAAGAGTAACGGATACGCTTGTTTTATCTGACATATTTCACCATGTTTCTTCGGCCCAGACAGGGATAAATTCCCCATCTTTATTCTTCGTATATAACATTATAGCGTCTCCTAGAACAGAACGCAAGTCTTTTTCTGTAAGAACATCTTTTCTTGGAGTTATCTTTCCATCTTTTCTGGGTCTTCCAACGTGTACGTGAGCCATTGCATTTCTTATCGCAAATAAATCATCTTCTGAGTAATAAGATCTTTTTTGCCAGGTTCTGGTTCCATTTAAAACGGTTCCAGTTGGTTTTGGTATGCTTTCAGAAGATATCATTCTTTCAAATTGCATTCTAGACCTATTAAATATTCTTAAAGTATTACTAAAAGTGTATGCTCTTTTTCTATGTTTTTTAAAATCTGTCAAAAGCATGGTTTGCTCTTTTCCATTTATATAATTATAAAAACTACAAACATTGCTTGCCCTATTTGTGTGTAAAAGTTTAACCAAGTCTTTACCAATAAAAAATACTAAATTGCTTGGTTTTATACCTGACTGCCTGACCTTTTCGCCAAGACTACTTCCGCTGACATTATCCATTTTACACGTTCACCAAACTTACTTATATGATCAAAAATCTCTCTTTTTCCACATTTCATACAAAAAATTTCCAAATGATCTTTTGATGAATATGATCTATCTACAAACATTCTACCAAAACATTTAGTGCATGTCAATGCTTCTTGTCTATTCATAATAAAAAAATTATATCAGATGTTAGGATATACCTATAGCGATTAGATTTATTTGCATAGTAACAGAACCAGTAGATCCTGATGGAAACTTTATTACCCCATCAACTCTATCTTTAGTAACCGAAGTTAATACAGCGGTAGCAGCATTACCTCCAGCCACGGTGCTTGTAGTATTTGTTAGTCCAACTACTGCTACTGGGGTAGAAGTAAAATTTGGGTAGGTAAAGAAAAACTTTTCTTCTGGGGATGTAGTAATGTTATTTATAGTTACTGATCTATTTTCTGCGTAAAACTTTAAAGCACTAGTATTGGTTGCAGTAGAGTTTACTCTAGATTGAGTAGAGGTTAACTGAGAATTTTGTAGGTCACTAACTGCCTCTACTAAAGAGGAAATTAGTGTAACGTCTATTGGTTGCCCACGGCTTGGTGTTGTAGTAGTTGCCATATTAATCTATTATATCACTAGAAAACTATTTCGTCAGTCTCTAAAATTTTAAAAACATCTTCTTGCTCTGGGGGTAGTGGATAAGAAGGAAGTTGAACTTTAAATGTTCCAGAACTTGCAGAAGATGGTATTCTTACGTTTGCAGAATTTCCTACAAATCTTCCCAAGTATTCAAAATTTTCTGAAGTACTCCATTGTGCAAAAATATCGTGAAGTGAATTATCCACATTATAATGAACATCTTCCCATGTCAAATTTATATTTTTGTTTCCAGATGTTGGGGTAATGACATTATAAGAAAATTGCGTACTTGAACTTGCTATCTGTCCAGTGCTTTCTAATAAGAACACTGGAGACCATTCTGAGATCTCGTTATAATCTTTTGTAGTTATTCTAAATCTTATTTTGTGTTTTCCTTCAGGACCTGGTACTGGGAGTTTATTTACAGGGATAGTTACTCTTGCCATTATAAAACACTAGTTCCAAATCTATATTCTATATAATTACTTGTATTTTCTTCTTTAGTTATAGGAGTACCACTATCTGTTGCAATAACGTTATACGCTACTAATGAATAAAGTGGATTGATTGCAGTAACATTATCAATTCTCATTCCATCAAATAAAACATAAAAATCATCTGTAGGAATATTGTTTTCTAATGTAGAAGCATATATTCTAATTAAATTTATATTTGCCCAAGAAAATGTAGGGTCTGTGATAAATTGTGATATTGTTCTTGTTACTATTTGATACCTATTTGATCCTATGTCACCACTAGTTATGTCAAATCTTCCAACTGCTTTTGGAGATTCGGTAGAAATATTACTTAAGTTATTAACAAATTCAACAACAATTCTAACATTATCTGGAATAGCATTGTTATTGTTTGATTGACTTATAATGCTTACTGCTAATTTTATTTTATCATTTGGAAGATTTTGACTTAAATCAAAATTTAAAGTAGAGTTTTTAATATACTTTGATTCTGGGTCTATAGAGTAACTTTGATTAATATCTGATGAATCTCCAGCAACAAGCAAAGATCTATTCAAAAATCTTGGAGGCTCTTGTCTATTAAGTCTTTGTTGGCTATTAAAAATATTTTGCTCAGAATTAATAAATAAAAAGTCTGGAATATCTCCATCTATATTTGCATTTTCATTTCCTTGATCAATAGGTAAGTTTAAAAATTGAATAGACTCAACATTTTGATCTTCTACATAAGACCAATTTTCTGCAGGCGAAAAAGTAATTAAAACCTTGCTGTCATATTTTCCAGCAACAACATTGTTTGCTCCAGGATATAATCCTACTTCGCTAATTTTATATCTTTGATCATTAGGCATTTCTGCTTTTAAAACAATCTTTTCTTCATTACCTTCTTTTACTAAACCCCTAGAAAGAATGGGAACCCTAAATACTTCAAAGTCTAATGCATCTATGTCTGGAGAAATGGATGCAGATGCACCAGTAAATAATGGCTCTGCTCCAGCACCTACTGCAATGTGTGAGGCAAATGTAGGAACTTGTCCTAGTAAAAACTTTGCAACTATTTGTTTTCCGTCATTAGTAATCATTATCTCACCTCTACAATTGTACCATTTGTGTCTATTTCAATCTCTATAAGTTCGTCTGGGGTAATGTTTATCAATTCTATCACTAATGACCCATCGTTGTCTATAAAAATATAATCATCTAAAGACTTTTCTTCTAGGTAATTCTCATCTGGTATTTTTGTAGATAGTTTTATAGAAAAAGCGTTATATAAAGAGGTGTCTGATTTTTGTGATGAAATTAAGTTTGAAGGATCAAATTCTTTTCTAATAGATGATAAATTAGAAATTATATTATAGTATGGGTTGTTTCCCTCTACAGTATCTGTTCTTGTAAATTTAGTTAATTCTACCGCTCCAAGTTTTTCAAATACCAAAGCAGTTATTTCTGCTACATCTATATTTGAATTTGTTAAAGATAAAACATTATCCTTTTCAGGTATCTTGATAGATGGAAGTTCTTGATTTTGAATTACTGAAGAATGTTCTCCACTAGATCCAGGACTGCTGACTATATCTTCTACTGGATCAACAACTGAGGTATCTGCTGTTAAAACTTTTTCATGTTTACGTTTGTTTTTATTGTTTTTATTTTTTTCATTTTCTTTTTTCATTAGTTGTGCTCTTTGCATCATCTGTGCTTTATTAGATAATGCCTTTGGCCCAATAGGACTTGAATATTGTTGAACTGCTTTAGTTTTAGTAGGCAATGTTGATGGCTTAATACCTGAAGGAATTGTTTTTCCTGATGATGACTTTGCTGCAGTGCTAGAGCCTCCACCACTTGATTTAACGGGTCCACCTATTTTAAACTTCTTGTTATAATGACCTGGCATTATACCTCCACTACCTTTATTATGCTTGACGGTCCAGAATCATCAAATCCATAATCTATTTGAGAAACTACAAATTTTGAATCCACATCTACGAACTTATCATCACTTGGTAAGGTATAATCAATTTTAACTATATCACCCAATTGTAAATGCGAAAGTCCAAAAACTTGTAGTAAAACAATTTTTCTTGGTCTTAAAGTTCTTGGTATTAACCATTCCATTAAATTATTTGCTTGATCTTCACTTTGTATATATAGTGATTCTAAAACAAACTCTCTTCTTCCATATTTAAATCTACTGTTTTTTACACTTTGTAATACCTTTTCTCTTCTTAGTGGAGAATTTATTAAATCTGAAACAAGGTTTGACTCTGAAAAATTTGATCTTTCTTGAAAATATTTATCAACACTTAAAGAATTTGAAGTTGTTTGAGTAAAGGTGATTCCTATTATTTGTAAATAGTTTCCAGAAGTTTCGTCTAACACAATAAGTTTATCTGTGGCATTAAACACTAAAAATTCTGCACCGTATGAGTCTGAATAAAATCCTGAAGTTGTATAAGTTTTTTCATTTCCAAATGTTGGTTTTAATATTGCTCTGAACGCAGGATATGCTTTGTCGTATTTAACATTAAAATAAGCACACTCTCTCATTATGGTTCCAAACTCTTCATAATACATTTTATATTTTGGTGCATTTTGAGCACCAATTTCTGACAAATAAGTTGCTTGAACAAATCCAGATATAGCATATTTTTTCAAGGCATCTGAAGAATTAATTTGTTTTTTTCCAAAGGTAGGAGATATTTGCTCTATTACGGTCTCGCTACTATCTTGAGAGTATTGATTTTTTAACGCATAAACATTTTCAAACATACATTTTGATCCACCCCTAATAAATAACCCCATGGTGTTATATTTTTCTTCAAGTGGAGAAGTGTCATCTACTGTAGCAATTTGTGTTCCGTTTAAGTATAAGTAAAACCTTCTAACTGTACCTATATCTTTATACTCTATAGCAAGGTCATATACTGTAGGATTGTCTTCGTTTACTAATCTATCTTGCCCAACAAACTTTCCTTCATCAACTAATATTTTTGCTAGGCCTCCGTATAGTTTTACTGGTACTGCTGCCTCAGCATCATTTTCTATATGTCTTTCAACTTTATAAAACAATACATTATGTAGTACTGAAAACTCTTCTCCAGTACCACTATCCACTAGATTATAACTTTCTAAATTATCTGCAGTTAAAGAACATATTTCAAAATAGTATCCATTAATACCCTCTGGATCTAGCATAATAGCAATTCCCCCAGATCCCCCACTTATAGCAGTAGTTTGTTCTCCAGTTGTTGAAGTTGTTATATAATACTCAGTTGCATTTGTTGGAGTTTGTAATCTTTCACTAGATTCTTTTTTACCAATTATCCTCATTCTGGTTCCAAAATGTCTATAGTCTGAGTCCATTGTTTTTTTAACATGTGATATCAGTCCTTTTGTAGCACCCTTTGGTCCAGTAAAAGTAAGGGCAGAGGATTGAACAGTTCCTTTTGAAGTTGTTCTTAAATCCTTTACTATATCATCAGATGGTATATTCTCTCTTAAAAAATTTGCAATAATACTATTTCTAGATGAATCTTGAGATTGTGCTTTTCCAGATATCCAAGCCTTTGTAGAACTAGTTCCTTTAGGAGGCCTTACAATTTTTGATGTTGGAGTTGTTGTAAATAAATAAGATGAAGCCATGGTGTACCCATCAACATTTTGTTTTTGTGTCCAAAAAGAATCTATTCCAGCATAGTGAGATGTGATAGAAGTACCAAACTGTGCCCTACCACTTTTCTTTACAGCACCTTCTTTTAATACCGTAATGTAGGAGTTACTTGCACTTGTTAACTCTTCGTAAAAAGGTTCTGAATAAATTTTTATTAGACCAGTTGGATACATCTTTCCATTAAAAGGTAGATCAGAAAAATATTTTTGATAAGCAATTTCGTCAGTTATCCAAACATTACCAACATTAGCAACAGAATATTCAACTGCATCATATTTTATAACTTCTCCATTAGCATACAAAAATCCTTGAGTTCTTGGAAGCCAGTAAATGTTTTCTCCAACATCTATAATGTTATTAACAACTTGTCCATTTTGTACAAAAGGGTCTAGATTGTTTAAATCAGAATTTAATGCTACTGCTCCTAAGGTAAAATTATTAGTTTTTGCTTTTTCATTTATTGTTTTGTAATTAACTTGTCCAGGAACTTCCCATAGAACCACTGGCTGATACCCATAAGATTTATCTTCGTCTACATAAATTGCTTGCTGTAATGACGCTGGTGCCCTTTGTACATACCTAGAAACATAGTTTATTATTCCATCATTTAAAACTCTTGTTTCTGCACTTTTAACTTCAATAATGTTTGGAAGATTCCCACCTTCTTGTTGTCCATACAGTGTTAAATCTTCATTTCTATCTACAGTATCTGGTAGTAAATATTCTTTACTCATTACTACAAAATTATTATATTCATCAAAAAACATAGAAGTTTGTGTTGCTATAGCAATTCTATTTAATACCTCTGCAACATTTGCTTCTGGCTCAACAAACAAGTATGGAATAACTGGATCATTCTTTCCTTCTATATTTTTAAAAATATAATTACTGAATCCAATATTATCTAACAATACTGCAATTGCAAAAGTTAATGAGACATTTTGAAAAAACATTGCAGGGCATGATTCATTTTCAAATCTAAAAAAATTATCTCTTAAAGTTACATCTACATTAAGAAGCCCACTTCCCATATTTGGAAATTCTTCAACATACATACTTTTTAATGGTACAAATTTATCAAAACCGTTTACATTTTTTACTATTTCATAAAAATCAACTCTAGTATTTGGATTCAAAAGTTTTGCAATTAAACTTCCTTGATTATTTACAAAAATATTTTGTTCGCTAAATGCAAAGTCATAGTTCATCATTGTCATAGATCCGTTTGAAGCAACTACTCCTCCTACTGGAATACCTGTAACATCATTTGGAATTGACTTTGTAAAACTAAAACCTAAAACATAATCAGAAATATTAGCCCTAAGCCTTGGACTTAACTCAATTAAATCAAAAGTATTATCTGGGCCATATAAAGTCTCTATTTTTAGCCTTAATCCTTTTATAAAAGAGATATCCCTATATACAGTATTTCCTCCAGATATAAAATAATCAGGATCGGTTAATTTATCAATTACCCCAATTTTTTGAGTATCATTATCTTCCAACAATTGGAACCTATAGTTTGCTTGAAAAATTTTCCATTCTTCATCTTGTGCATCCCATATGTGTATATTTCCAGCATTTTGAGTATCAGCGTCTAACAAATATGCTTCTCCAGTTATCACACCAGATATTGGTCTTTGGCTTATATCAGAAAGTTTATCTACATAGTAAAAGTTTCCTTTATATTTTTCTGGTACTTCTATTCCATAAAATAATTCTACATACCCATCCCATTTTACAATGTCAGATCCATCTCTTCTTAATGAGTCTTCATTAAAAGATATTGCATCTACCCAATTATTAAAATCATCTAAATATTGTATTGACCATCTTTTAGGAATACTTGATTTATTTCTACTTCCCAAAGGGTCTAATTGAATATTATTATCTTTATCTTTTATAATAGATCCTTCTGTTTCTGCTAAGTTTGTTTGCATTTTTAAAACAATTCTATTAGTTGGAACAGGGTTATTGTAAATTACAAATGGACATGAGTCTGAAATTTTATACCCTATGTTAGTTTGATCTAATTGTAAAGAAACACCTCTTTCAATACCGTTTTCGGTTCTAAAAGAATTCCAGTATTTAAATGTATCATACCTAGAAGCCATATAATATCTTGGTCTTCTTGCAGACTTAATATTATCTACAAATTTTCCATTGTTAAAATATAATGGTTTGTTTATACCAGACCTTGGTCTAAAAGGAAAAAAACATTGCTTTAAATCAAAATATAATTGTCTATCAACTTCTGGGGTTGAAAAAATTAATGATGCATCATTTTCATCTATTAGTTTTTCAGACTCAATGCTAGATATTAAAGCATCTGTATAATAGTCTCCATTATCAAGTTCATCATAAGAATTAGGAAGAGTTGTATAAATACTTCCCTGAGGATCATTTGGTCTATATCTATAATTACCAAATGTTTTTATATTGTCAAAATCATTTAAATTCCATTCTGCAATAACAAATGGTTCTACTTCTATTGTATTTTTTGTTTTTAAATGTTCTTGTAAGTCATTATCTATAAACATTTATACCTCCTCGAGTGAGAGGTCAATATTCCATAAGTCATGATTAGTTCCACCACGTTTTACAACATTAAAAGAAAATGAAGAAAAATAAACTTCTAATACATCGTTATATTGTTTTAAATGATCATACTCGTCATTTTGATCTGCAAACTTGTCATGTCTATCATAAGACATAAACATATAAAAAGAGCCAGGATGAGTTTCGTACCATTTAACAAGATCAACACCGCCAGCACCTCCATCGGCAGTATATTCTGTTAGACCGTAGGCTGGCTTTCCGTTGGCATCAAAATTAGGTTTTCCGTCAAAAGATCTAGAGGGTATCATTTCCCATCCAAATGAAATATTCAACTTATCTGCTATGTGATAAGAACGCATAGTAGCGTTTATCATTCTTTGTCTATTTTCAATTCTATTAGAAGAAAGGGATAACTCACCCCTGTTGTGATCTGACAGTATTATAAAATCTAGGCCCTCTATTCCTTCTGGAACCAAAAGTCCTTCGCTTAAAATACCTGAATTATTAGACCAAGCAATCGCCTGAGGCCTATTATAATTCCACCTATTCTGTATGTATGTTCTACTAGACACTATCTTCTAATACCCCTTATTTGCCGTTGTTGGCCCATCCTAATACGGTTCATTACAGCATCAGCGATTTCATTTGGAGATGCATCTGTTCCTGCTACGTTTACATTAACACTATAATTATTATACACTGGCGAAACCATTGTTGAAGTTGAATTATCAGAAATAACTGGTGCTAATCCTCCACCTTCAATGCTAGACATTTCTGGAAATACATTACTGTTTAAAGATTTTAAAAATGGAAGATTTGCTTGTGCAACTGATTTTCTGACTACAAACTCTCCAGGAGTTAATAATGCTGGAACCTTATCTGTTATTCCAGTACCTGGAACTTGCATTCCAAGATTTGCCCTAATTGCTGGAGGAGACTCTTTAGAACCCCTATAGTTAATCATTCCTCCATACGCTGCTCTAATAAATCCTCCAAAAGATTTTTTTTCTGTTTTTTTATTAGTACTGGTGCTACTTGCTTTTACGTATTCGTCTTTTAATACAGTTCCACCTTCGCCACGTTTAGCCTTCCAGTATTGATTCCATCTTAATATTGAAGCATTGATTCCATCCATCTCTGTTTTCCATTTATTATATTCGGCATCTTCTAAGTCTCTTGCCAACTGTAGTCTTTCTCCTTCTCTAGCAAAAACAGCATCTCTTATCGGCTCTAACTCTTGCTCTCTATTAAATATAATATCTTGTAAATTTTGAATTGATAGATTTCTTTGATAAACTCTTTCATTAATGTCGTCTATTTGTTGTTCAATTTCTGCTCTAGTAAATAATTGACCATTAACTTCTGCTGTCAATGATGATAACTCTTTTTCTCTTTGGTTTTCTAAAGCAGCCTTAGTGTCTTCTACTTGACTAGATGCAAAGTTTGAAGACATTGTTTCTGCTGCAGATGCTGCTGCTCCAAAATCACCACTAGTTAATGCACTAGCAAGAGCAATTCTATCCTGTCTTTGTCGTGATAGCCTATCATTTATTTGAGCAACTCTGTCAAGAGCCTTTGTTCGTAAATCATATGCTGAATTTACATCTTTTTCTTTTTCAGCAAGAGTCTCTAGTGATTTATTTCTTATTGCAACTTGTCTACTATCTAATTCATTTTGTCTTTGAAGTTTATCTATTCTTTGATTTTCTACTCTATTTAATCTTTCAACATCTTCAATTTGACGATTTAATGTAGATATTTCTTTATCTTTTACTTTTACTGCATTTTGTTGTAATCTAATTCTTTGTTCTTCATCGCTCAAAAGCATTACCGAAAGCATTTTTTGAACATCTTGTTGTTCTTTCATCATATTAATTGCTTTCTTTCTTTCAAAGGTAGACATTTCTAGAAGACTTGCTTGATCTACTAATGCAATATTTTCTCCAGATACCCCCTGTTTTGTAAGTTGTACTATTGCTTTTTGATATTTTATTGTTTCTTCAAAACTTTTTTTAGTTTTTTGAAAAGCAGATTCTTGACCCTTATCGCCTTCTCCAGCACCAGCAACTCTAGCAGAGGACGCTGTTGATGCTAGGTCTTTTTCTAATTTTTCTTTTTCGCTAGCAAGTTGTGCCAGTTTTCTTAACTCTTCATCTGTTGCAACACCCCTGTCTTTAAGTGCTTGAAGTGCAGAAATCTCTATACCCTTAGCATCTATTTGTGAATCTATTTCAATTAATTTAGATTGGGTTGCTGCATCAAAATCATCAAATCCTTTAATATCTTTTTTAAGTTGGTTTAGATTTTCTTGTACTGCTGGATCACTTACATCTTTTCCATTATACAAAGCAGTTAACTCTAATTGTGCTTTTCTTTTTTCTTCTTTTGTTCCACTTGATAAATCTGCCATTGCTTTATTAAGTCTTATAGCATCTTTTTCTATTTCCTCAGCAGTTTTAGGATTTCCATTTGCATCTACTGCAATTAAAGAAAATACAAACTCTTTATCTAATTGTGGATTTAAAGAATCTAACATATTCCAATTTCTATTTAAATCCTCTGCTAGTGGACCAAATTTATTTACTACATCAGGATTTGTTATATCTATTTTTAAAGATTTTGTTATTTCTGGGCTAAGTCCCTCTAACATTTTATAATTTTCTGCTACTTTTTCTACAGTTCCTAGGTTACCACTAACTGAGGCTCTTTGTGCCATTTCTTGCATTAATTCTGGATTTGATGATAATGGGCTGAACGCTGAAGTTGTTGCCTCAAGTCCATTTTTTTCTACAAGGTTTGCAAAATCTGTGTTTGTTTTTGACATTTCTTGAACAAATGTTAGTGCTGCCAAACTCATTTTTCCAGACAGAATATCTCCAAAAAATATTGCTTGATCTGCTAAATTACCACCAAACTCATCTGTAACAAACTTTAATATTTCTTGTTGCTCTGCCTCATCAATCCCTACGTTCGTCATTTCTTCATTAAATTGTCTAGTTACTTTGTTTGCCAAATCTTCTGCTGCTTTTACGTTAACATCTTTACCAGCCAGATTAAGTGCCATGGGTCCAGCACCAGTTAGTCTAGCAACTGGGTCACGGAAAAGTCCAAGATTACCAGTTCCAAATGCACCTGCCGCTGCATTAAATGATAAATTTTTTGCGTTTAATGCATCAAGTTGTTTTTCAATACCTAGTGACCCACCAGCAGTATTTAACTGCTCAGTTTGATTGGCAAATTCTTCATAACTTATAGCACCCTTAACATACTCTTCCCTTAAAGATGCTCTTACTTCTTTTTCTTTTAATGCATTTTCAATAATATTGTTTTGCAAAGTTTCAATTTTCATTTGTGCTGCCAACACATCATTTGGAACAAGCACTTTTACTATTTGTTGCATTGCTAATCCAAAATCATATTGCTTACTAAATACATTCCAAAATGGTGCATCGTCTATTCTTTTCAATTCTTTATTAACTTGCTCTGTTATTTCTTCTGGATTTGTAGGTGCTGCAATTTGAGAAAGAATTTCTATTCTATTGCCCTTAATTAATTCTCCTTCGGGACCTATCAATTGTGTAATTTGTGCAACTGCATTTATTCCAACAGTTTCATTTTTTAATGCAATGCCTATGTCTGTAGCAACTTGTCTTGCTTCAGAGGGTGTTAACACTCCAGACATAACTGCTTGAGTTAATTGATTTCTTAATGCGGATGCTTGATCTCCTCCCATTTTTTTAACAGTTTGCAAATCTTGAAGCATTGACTGACCTTGTTCTGATTGCATTAACTGAGAAGACATTGCTTTTTCTTCTTCTGTTGCTCTTTGGCCAGATATCAATTCTGAAGTTCTTTGTGCTTCTCTTTGGCCAGGAGTAGTTCTTCCCATTGCCTTTGCTATATTTTCTAATGACTCAGAAGTTCCATATAAAGCATTGTTATATTTAGAAACTGCCTGTTTCATATTGTTATGAAGTTTTGTAAATCCTACAACTGCTGCTGTTGCAGCAACAACTGCTAATACATATGGATTTGACATTTTAAAGAATTGCATATATTTTCGCATTTGTACAAATTGTTTTTGTATTGCTTGCCCACCTTTTCCAACTATACCCAAACCTTTTGCTCCAGCCTGAGCGTTTTTTGATAATGTAATAAATGATTTTGTTACTAAACTTCGTGCTGCTTCAAAGGCAATAAAACTTGCAACCATTGATCCTGTCATACCAAATTGTTCTTGAGAACCTTCTCCCATAAATGGAAGACTTGCTGCAACACCAGCAGCCATTCCAGCGGCACCAGCACCTCTTGGTCTTACTGCTTTTGTTGTATTTCCAGTTTGAATTCCTAATGCTCTAACGGCTTGTGGGGTTGTTGCTCCAGGGTTTTCTCTTTTATATTTTTCAATCTCTTTTACTTGAGCGACTAGATCTCCATTATTTAAATATTGAATTCCACCTTTAACTTTGCCACCAACGTTTAATTTTTGAGCATTTATAGCGTGCAGCAATCCTAAGTTTTTTTGTGTTGCGTCTTTATTAACTACAAATTCTCCTGGGGTAAGCATGGCTGGAACTGTATCTGTGTTTCCTAAGCCTGGAACTATATTTCCTCTATTAAATTTTTGTATAGCACTTTTTTCACTAAATATTTCTAAGATATCATCAGGATTTAATTCTTCCCAAACTTTATAATCTCTTACAGGGTAGCCACCATCATTTTTAATTACTTCTTTTTTTATTTTTCCATTTTCTTTTTTTAATTTCATAAATGATGCTATTCTTTGATCACCTATTTTAACCATATAGCGTTTTTCTTCTGAAGATATCAAATCTAATAAATCTTTTGGTTTTCCTTTTCCTAATGCTTTTGAACCAGTTCTTGTTCCTAAACTTATTCCAAATAAAGATAATGCATTTGCTGAATCTGTTCCAAATATTTCTTCTACAGCATTTTTTGTACTTTTTATTTTTCCTGAAGGACCTCCACCGTTTAAATATTTAACACCTGGAATCATTCCTCCTTTATTAAATCCTTCTCCAATTCCTCTTATGTATGCCTCTTTAAAACCTTTTGATTTTTCTACTTGTAAAGTGTTAAGAAGACTTCTTTTTTCTAAAGCGTTGTTAGGGTCAACATCATATTGTCCTATAGTTTTTTTAGTTATTGGATCATATATTTCAACATTAAGTGGTCGTGTTCCACTAGTTCTTCTACCAGCAGTCATTCCTGACTTAAGAGTTTGTATTGGAAATTTATCAAAATCATATTTCCTTCTTGTAGTAATACCAGCCATTGCTGCTTCCCACAATCCTGTTGCAACTCGACCACCACCGTTTAAATACTGAACACCTGGAACCTGTCCGCCTTTATTAAAGGCAGTTCTTACAACGGTTGCTATATTTCCAGAACCTCTAAATACTAGTTTTGAAATTAAATTTTTAGCACGCTCAGATAACTTAACAAATGCTTTATCATTTGGATCAAAACTATTTGCTGATGTATATTGTTTTTGATCAAAAACTTCTTCTCCTGTTGATTTAGATATTTTTGTAATACTTTTTATAAAACTTGCATATGGTTCTTCTTTTATATCTATGTTTTGTGCTTTATAAGTTTCTTTAATTAATTCTAACTTGCTCATTTTTGCAAATTGATTAACATTTCCTGTTTTACCTTTAAGTTCATATAAGTCATTTGCTATTTCTTGCATTGGAGCAATTCTAACATTTGTATTTTGAGACAAAGCCTCATTAAATAATTGTAATTGTCTTTTAGATCTAGTTTTAGATCCAAATTCTGAAAATGCTACATCTGAAATATCTCCTAATTTTATCGTGCCAACGCCATCAACTGGAAGTCCATGGTCAGTTATTCTTGCGTTTTGAGGTAGTTTTGAAAGTATATCTTGATATGATGCCCTAACCTTATTTTTTGATTGTAAAAAGTCTGCCATAAAAGTTTGTCTTGCCTTACCTGTTATTCTAAGTTCATCCGCATATCTTTCTGCTTGAAAGTTCATTGTTTGAAATATATCTTCTGCTATTTCGGCTTGCATTTCAGCAACCGTTGCACCACCTTTAGAAAGTTTTTTATTTAGTTTATCTGAAAAATCTAATACCCTATTATTTAAAAATTGAACTTTTGTACCTTTTGGAATAGTTCTTCCATCTGCAACTAACAAATCTTTTTCTAATGTATGAATGACTGAGTTTATATGAGATTTTTCTGTTGCTTTTACTACACTTGATGGATCTACTGCAAATCTTGTCATAGCACTATTTAAAGAAGTAGTATTAATATTAAATTGTTTTCCTTCTACTCTATTTCTTGTTAATCTTTTTACTTCATTTGCAAAGGCCTCTAAATCATTTGGTTTATCTTGTAAAAACTCTATTGCAGATGCAGCCTTTTCTCTTGCTTTTTCACTTGAAAAAATGTATCCTCTAAAATGTTGACTTACAAGTGTATTAATTTGTTCAGGATTTTGAATATTACTTGAAATTCTAGATGGTCTTATAAAATCTGGACCTCTTGTATTATTTGATTGGCTTGGTGGTATAAAATCTTGATTTTGAACAACTCTTTGTGTATTTTCTTTTGCAAAATATTGCATACCAGGAACTTTTCCACCTTTATTAAAACCAGAAACCTGTTTATTATTAATCGCAGTTAATAAATCATAATTTTGTTTAGTAGATTCTTTATTTACAACAAATTCTCCAGGGGTAAGCATTGCTGGAACAGTATCTGTATTTCCCACTCCAGGAACAATGTTTCCTTTATTAAAAAATCCAACTCCTTTTATTCTTGTCTTTGGTCTTGCTTTTGCTATCTCTGAAGCATTTTTTCCTGCACTAAAAGCAAGTGGTTGAGTTGATCCTGCTTGAAGTTGTTGTGCAATAAGCATTTGATAACTAGTTGTAAGTTGTTTTATTGCTATATTTGCGGATGTTGCTGCACCTACTTGTTGTAATAAAGCAGCATTGGCAATTCCAGTAGCAGATCCTAATTGTCTTGCTGAATTTGCTGCATCTATTTCTGCAAGACTTAAATACTTGGTTGATTGACTTAAAGTTTTTAGTGCTGCTATAGGACCCTTTTTTAGTAAGGTTGCTCCAAAAATTGCTGCCCCTTGACTCATTTTTGCAAGAGTTCCAATTAAGTTCATAAACAAACCAAACATCATAGTTGCTGCTGGCACTACAAGTCCAGTAATAACCGTGGCTATTGCTGCAATATTTTTTACACCTTCAGGCAATGAGTTAAACCAGTTTGCTAATTTTGTTATAAATTGAACTATTGGAATTGCCATTTTAACAAACAAAGATCCTATAGGGGCTATTGCTAATTTAAATTTTTCTATAGCGGCTATTAGTTGTACCCCAAAAGATTGAGAAATTGTATTTAATTCTTTTTCTGCAGTTAGTCTTAATTCTTCTGTAGAATATTCCATTGTTTCTAAAACTTGACTTGCTTGTGACCCATCTCTAACTATGTTTTCAAACAAAGCACCTAAACGAGCATATTGAAACTTTCCAAATACTTTTTCTAATGATTGTTGTTTTGAAAACTCATCTAATTTTTCAAGTGCAGTTGCAAATGTTGTAACTGTGCCCATTAAGTCTCCACGATTAACATCAACTATCTCTTGTAAATTAATTCCAAATCCAGAAAGTGTTTCTTTTGCTGCTTTAGTAGGATTGATTAACGATGCAAGACCAGACTTAAGTGCGTTTGCACCTTGTTCTGCAGTTACCCCACCTTCTTGCATTGCTGCTAAAAATACAGTTAAATCTCTAACATCTCCACCCAAGCCTTTAATTACTGGTGCCACACGAGGAATTGCTGCTGCAATATCTTGTAGGCTTACTACAGTTTGGTTTTCTACCATGTTTAGATAGTTAATGGTATCTGCAAGTTCTTCACCACCAATCTGGAATGCACTTTGTAGGGCTATAGTGGCATCTAATGCAGCGTTTTGATCCATCTGACCTAGTGTTGCTAGCCTAGTTGCTGCAGTAACTGCATCTGTTAATTCTGCACCTTGACGACCAGCCGCTGCAGCCTGTGCTGCCAAACTAATAGTATCTTTAACCGCTATACCATATTTTGTATATTCAGCAGCAAGACCTTTTACTGCTTCTAAATTCTCATTCAATTCTGCTGGAGTTGTAAATAAATCTCCATACACTTTTTTGAATGAAACAACTTGCTTTTCTAAATCCATGAATATTTTTCCTGCAGTTGTTCCAAAAATAGTTAATGGCACTGTAAAACCAACCATAAGTTGTCTACCAGCCCATTGTACGTTTTTACCAAAATTAATAAGTTGAGTTGTTCCTTGCTTAAACATTGAGTTTAGTATTTGCATTCTTTGTCCTGCTATTGAAGACTCTGAAATAAATGCGGTTAGTGGCCTAATTGCCAAAGCATCTTGCATTCCTTTTGATGCTTTTCCAGTTGCAATAAACTGAGTTTGCATTGTTCTTGCACGTTCTGCAGCCAATGCAAAAGTTTCTGCAGCCATTGCACTACGTTTGTTAAAGGCTGCACTAAAAAATTGACCTAATGTTCCTTGACCTTTTCTTAATGTAGAATCAAGTGCAGCAGCAGCAGTCTGCATTTTAACTGTTTCTGCTCTAAAAAATTTACTACTATTTACGGCATTAGATAATTCGTTAGCAAAAAATTTTGCTGCTTGGCCTTGTGTAACTTGATTTTTATTAAGGGTTAGATTAAAAGAGTTAATTTGTTGCTGTAAACTTCTTAGTTGAGAAGCAAATTGTCCAGAATTGAGTTCTACGTCAATTACCGTTTTAATAACTTCAGCCACTATTCAATCACCTCGTAATCTAACCCTTCACCTATACCAAATCCTGCTTTTTTTGCGGCATGACCTGATAGTGAAACTATGTCGTTAGGATTAGTTATTTTCCCACCATTAAAGGCTTTAGCCTTTATTCTTTCCCATGCATCTTGACCTTCAGATGAAGATGTGTTATCTTTATCCAAATCTACACCTTGCATTGCTGCGAGAAATTTTTTATTATCATAATCTCTCTTTGAGTCAGCCTGCAATATTGCAATCAGTTCTTGCATTGATAGGCTATCCTCCAGTTCCTCGTAATTCTTCCAAAAACCAAGAAGAAAAACTCGGGATTCTAGGTCGGCGAGATCTAGTTCGCTCCAACTAGAGCCGCCGCTAGTGCGTTTGGGTCGTTCAACTTAATCCCAGCAGCCACTTCAATAACTTTATAGATAGTTGGTAAATCAACAATATCTTCTAACTTTTCTTTATCTGCTAATTCTGGTTTGTATTGTTTCATTGCAATAACTGCACAATCTAACAATAAGTCCATAGACTTAATATTATCTTCTGATATTTTTTCATCAGAAATCTTTTGAAACTCTTTCATAAATTCCCTTAAAATTTTAATTTTAAGTGGTTTCATTTCTAGTTTAGTTCCGTCTTGTAACTCAATTTCTACTGTTTCGTAAATCGATGTTGCCATTAATAAGCCTCCTTAAGACTCTATAAAATTATAGCACAAAACCCACCCTTAAATATTAAGAGTGGGCTAAGTGTTAATGATTTAGAGCGTACGATCTACGATCTTACCATATGATCCATTAGATGCTGAAAGTAAACGGAATGTTACTTCAAACATAGAAGGTGTATCACGTTTTGCAGAAACTGTAACATTCTCAATTGAGAGTGCACGGTTTGCTACGTAAACACGTTCTTTAGTGACTTGTGGGTCACCTGTTCCTGGGCCAACGGCAGCGAGAGCACGTTCTACAGGAACATCACCAATGTCACCAGATTTTAGTTCTAGTGTTTCGTTTGATCCTGAAGTTGTCAAATCAGCGTCCTTAGCAGCAATTGCTGTTACTAAGTTGTCAAGTGTTGCTTCAGCGAATGCTGTTACAAGACTTACTGACATGCCTTGTTTGTAGAGACGAGCAACGTCTAGTAATTGGTCAACTTGAACTTCACCAAAGTCTGGTTGGAATTGTAATTCCAAGCCATTCATTGTGTATCCAACGTTTGTCCAATATGATGCGTCTCCTGAGTCTCCGCTCAGTGTTTCTTTGAATGCTGTTCCATTTGAAAATGCTGGTAAACCGTTTGCACTTGCATTTGAAAATCTATAAGCAGAAGCACTTGAGTAGTAGTCTAAGGAATCATCAGCGATAAATAATGCTGCTGCACCTACGATAATTTGTTTTGAATTACCTCTTGTATATGCCATATTGTCTTACCTCCTCTATATATTTTTTAGTGGGGGCGTATCCTCAATACTATTATATATGGTGTTTAAGTAAGGTTCCAGTTTTCAATAGGTACCACTTGTTGGTTTGATGGGTGCCATATTTTTGGCTCTACCAAATGATAGTCTGCTTTAATGATAATATCTTGAGAAAATACGTTTCTTTGATCATCTAAGTTTGTAGCATCTTTCATATAACTTGTTTGATAAGCATTTACACAATGAATTTTAAATCTTTGCCTACCCCCGTAAAAAGTTCTGCACCAATTATTTATATCTTCGGCAGCAGCATCTTCTCTATCTATAATTTCTACCATTCTATTTGTAATCATTCTCGTTATAGAATAATCATCTGTAGTTACTTTAAATCTAGATTGTATTGATTTCATTGGATAAAAGTATCTAGTGTTTCCTGATCTTTGTTTAATAAAATCATCGTAAATAATAGTAAGAAAGTTAGGTGCTGATTCAACAGCAGGAAGTTCTGTTCCAGCATTTGTTACTGGATAAACTGGAATAATTCTTCTTCCATACTCATCACCAATATAAGACCATTCTGTAAATCCAGGCATATCAACCATGGTTTCATAAGCATATCTTAAAATATTATATGTAACATTTTCTAAAGCAGCACTTGCTGACACATCATAAACACCAGCACTTGCTCCAGGATAACTAAATCTTAACTCATCCATTAATATCATCTCTTCCTATAGAGTTAATCCATTGATTTGCTGCATTGGTTCCTAAAGTTCTTGAGTTTTTACTTTTTGATGCTGCTCTAATTCCAGTTTTATATGGTCTTATTTCTTCAATAGTTTTGTAAAATCTTATTGATTTAAGATATATCTGTGAAAAATATACTTGATAAAATTCATTAAATGCTTCAACAAAGGAGCCTCTGACTCCTTCTCCTCCAGGGTTTTCAATAGTTATAGGTCCTTTTACAAAAATTTCTTGTCCCTCGACTTCAAAAAACAATGCTTGTGCATTAACTTCAGAAACTATAATGGTTTCTCCTAATTCCATAACCATTGCCTTATCATAAAATGGTTCATTTGATTTTTGAGATACCGAAGTAGATTGTAAAAAATCTGCAGAAATTGTAACCCCGTTTCCAGATATAGATTTACTTAATTCAAAAAGTCTTCCAAATGGATCTCCTACTTCTCCCCACTCATAAACATGATGCAGTATTCCAGGATGCATCCTAGCAAGTCCATCTAAATAATCATAAAAAGCATCTATTCCAATGTCTGCCATTTTTTCAGATAATACTTTTTTTTGTACTCTTGCTTGTTGTATAAATCCTTCTGAGTAATTGGCAATATTTTTTACAGTATCGGTAAATTGTTTAGCATTAAATTTTGCAGAAATCATCAATATACCACCTCATATTGTTTTTTAGATCTAGCAATATAGGCACGATAGTATTTAACATTATGACTTGACTCATACCCCGAAATAAAAGACTTTACTTCAAACTGAACACTTTTATTAAGAACTGTTTCCCATACCAATGTTCCTTTTGGGTCTTTTATATTTGTAATTAAAATTTCAGTTATTGGCATAAATGTTCCATTTTTCTTTTTTTGTATATTATGGTTTGTTCTAAATATCGCATCAGAGTTTAATTCAAAATAAGCATTGGTTTGTTTTAATTCTGCTGTAAGTGTTGACCTGTCTGCAGCGGTAGATATTACAGAACATTTTATAACTCTATCAAATATCCAAGTTTTCTTTGGAACTCCAAGGTCATCTTGCCTACTTTGTGCATAATAAACTTCAGCAGTCATTGGATAAAATATGTTTGAAAAATTTGAAGAAGGAAGCATTTACAACACTCCAACACGTATTGTCTTTTGATACTTTTCTAATATTATGTCTACAATTTTATTTCCAGTTCCAGCACTAAAGTTTTTAACAAATTTAATTTTAAAGTCATCATTATCAAAAGATTCAATATACTTATTTACATACTTTAGATTGTCTTCAACTATATCTTGTACTAGGATTGCAGATGCTTCTTTAATATCTTCTGGAATCACCTTCCATCCATAATCGGCATCTACTAAATATTCATATCCTTCATAAAAATCTGTGTCTAAAAATCTATCTCTCCATACCTTTTTATAGTTCATTCTATTAGATTCTGGGATATCTAAAATTATAGAATTTAACTGTCTATTTATCTTGTATTCAGACTCGTTATTTTCAGAATCTACATCATACAATAATTCTCCATTTTCGTATATTTTGTATAGTTTATATATAGGCTCATCTATTAATAATTGATCATACCCAGGACCTATAAATTCTTTTTCTTTTCTAATAAAGTTAAAACCACCAGTATGTGAATCAATTATATATCTTGCTAATTTTTCATATTCTATAGCCTCAGAAACCTTTATAGAAAAAACTGAGGCTAAAGAACTGGGATTAGAATATGGCCTAATAATATCTATATTTGTCATATTCACTATATCGCTATCCTGGTTTTTAACAGATGCTGCTAAAGATCCTGTATAAGATAAGTAATGGTTTGGTAATGCAAAAATTGCTACTGATCCTGATGTTGAGGTTGTGCTTGCGGAATAAGATGTTCCAGTAATTAAATCGTCTAACTCTAAGGTATAAAAGGAACTTGCAGTTGGTACTGAAAAAGATGCTGATAAACTTGTTGCATTTTCTAATCTTAATATTTCCATTTAAACCTCTAAATAATTATATCATCTATAAAAAATAAGAGGGGAGTATTTCTACCCCCCTCTTTTTTGTTTTAAGGTATTATCCTTGTGCGACTGCGATTGCGTCAGTTTCTTCGATTTGAACTCCAAAGCGTAAGAATACTGTATATTCTACAGTGTCTTTCTTTGGTTGGAACTCACGATGAACTGTAATGTCTCTTTGGAAACCCCAAATACGGTTTTCAGGGAATGTCAAAGTTACACGGTCTGCAGGCATCAAAGGAACTTCCAATAGAGGAAGTCCAAGTACACGATACTGAAGTGGTGCACCTAGTATTTGTGGTTCTTGACCAGCAACAACTCTTTCAACAATTCTTTCGCTGTTCAGGTTACCTGAAGAGCCAAGTCCGTTGATGATTTTAGATACAGTTTCTGTATCTGCATAGAATTTCATTGCTGAACGTGAAGCACGATATTTACGAGGCATTGCAAGCACAAGTGCTTGTAAGTCTTCGATATCTGTACCGAATGTTGCAGTGTTTGTTGAAGTGTTTTCTTTTGCAACAAAACCTTGCATAATGTTCAAGAATGGATTTGATCCAGTTCCTGTACCATTGATTGCTAGATCTTCAAGATCGTTTGCGAACGCACGAGTCATTGTGCGAACTAAATGATCTTCTAATCCTGCACCTTCTAAGTTATCTTCGAGTGCTTCAGTTGATACTTCCCAGTCAAGGCGAATTTTCTTTGTAGAAATTTCTACCTTGGTAAAGACTACACCAGCGTTAGTGTAACTTGCATCTGCTTGTGCAGCGGCACGAATTACACGTTCTCCGACATTCAACTTCTCAAGTTCAGCAGCGTTGGTACGCATTGTTACACGACGACCATCACGAGCCAAAACTTGTTGTTCGAAAATATATTCAATAAATTGGCGTGATTGCTCAGGAGATAAGATACCACCATCGTCTGATGTGCTACCTACTACGCCTAGATCACCAGCGGCTGGGGATGTTACTCCACCAATACCTCCAGATACTACGGCACCTGCTGCAGCCGCCTTTTCTAAAATTTCGTCTGCCATTTTTTTTTCACCTCCCAGTGAATTTAGCGATATAGGTCAGCGGAATTGAGGAAACGCCCGCCCCACATGCCTTTTCTTGTTTTTTGTGTTTCCTGTACGAACCCGCCAAGGTCGCCAGACTTACGGACAGCGGTTTCATCTTCTAAAGAATCTACTCGCTTTCCAAACTCTTCTATACTACTTTTAACTCCTGCAACTTCCTCTTTTGCAGTAGAAATACTTTTTTGTAATTCAATCATCTTTTCATTAAGTGATTTTATTGTTACCACCAAGTCTCCAAGTGCTGCAGAAACTGTATTTTGAATCTCATCTATAGATTCTTGTACTGTATCTACGGCATTTGCTAAGTCAGCATCTGTGCTTTCTTTAGCAGGAGTGTCAGTGGCTTCTAAAGACTCGGCCTTTTCTACAGATTCTTCAACTTTTTTAGTTGTGGTTTTTTCTACAGAATCTTCTTCAGTAGGTACTGCTTCTTCAACAGGTGCTGCTTCTTCAGCAGGTGCTGTTTCTTCAGTAGGTACTACTTCTTCAGTAGGTGCTGCTTCTTCAGCAGGTGCTGCTTCTTCAGCAGGTGCTACTTCTTCAGCAACGACTTCTACATCTTTAGAGTTCACAATGCTTTCTTCAGTTACAACTTCGTCAGACTTTGTAACTTGTACATTTTTCTTTGCCATTTTATTCCCCTCCTTGTCAGGATTTTTATTCTTGGTCAATTCTTCACCAAGTCTAATTTTCTGCGATTTAATTAAAGTTTGTATCACAGAATTCTTATCTATGTCATTAGATTCTACAAATCCTATATTGTTCATAGATTTGTCACAAGATGGGCAACTAGATGCTTCTTCTTCAGACAATCTAATGATGGAATCTGATTCACACCAATATACATTTTCTAAATCTACCTTACTAATCATACCATCTATTTTGTTCTTTCCATTAGACGTCTTTTCTATAGAAATAATATTTGCAAATTGATTTGCTGGATTGTCTACAAGTGAGAGTTCGTGGAGGTCATAGTCCTTAATAACACGAATTGCTTTATCCATCTCGTCATCATAGACCTGTTCAGAATCTTTAATGCTACCGCCAATAGAAAAGCCAGAAAGAGTGCCATCAAGAACCTTTTCCCAAGTATCTTGAGCACCTTTAGAAATATATGCATTTACGAATACCCCATTATAAAATTTGTCTTCTTCTGGATTGTAGTATTTTTCTGATTTAAAAGCAACCATTCTTCCGACTGCTATAGGCATATGCATTTCTCTAATATTTCCCTTAAATCTTTCAAACGCTTTTACGCTAACATCAGTTGGAACAATGTCTGACTGCTTGTCAACATTGTCTAGGGTAGCAAACCCAGAAACCATTCTTTTTTCTTTGTCTACCTTATCAATAGGCATAGACAGCGTTAAACTATCTTTGTCTGAATGCCAAAAGGCTTTATAAAAATTAGTCATGCTACCTCTATTATAATAAGTGTTTATAGCACTTTATTTTATTATAACACTTATTTTATTCTTGTGATCTACCTTCACCCTGCGGACCTCTTCCAGTAGTCGTAGAGGATGAGTCTGAAGCATTGGCAGTTCTTTCTTGATCCCTCATCCTATTTCCACCAGACTGGGCTATTTGCTCTGCCCTGGCTTGTGCTCCTAGAACTATTGGATCCATTCCACCTGGCCTTGCTGGATATCCTAATCTTTCTCGAACTTCGTTTGGAACCAATACCTGCATTCTTAAGTATCTTTCATCTATTTGACTTTGGGTCTGTTCGTCCGTTAAGGTTAACTCATTAAACTTAAAAACAAGGAGATCAGTTTTTTCTTTAATAATCTTGTTAATTGTTTTTTCTAAGTTTCTTTGTGCTGGTCTAGCAACTTGCTCTTTAAATGTTCTATCTGCAACAAGAGCGGAGGCTATTGATACTCCAGCACCTCCACCAACTTTTGAATAAGGTACTTGATGTGCCATCAAGACATCATCACGATTTGCTTTTCTATATCTATCAAAAGAACCATCTTGAATACCGTTCTCAATAGGCTCTAATTTAAATTCTACCTTGTTGTCTGGTCCATCTCCAGGAAGTGGTATATATAGGGTTCTATGGTTTTGACCTTTAAGTCCCGATTGCATAAATCTAAAAAACTTGTCTTCTGCATCAGGGCTTAATTTTGCACCCTTTATTAATGCTAAATATCTTGGGACTGCCTTATTTTCAAAATAGTCAACATTATACTTTGCTGCTAATTCGTTTCCTACCATAGAAGTTGCTGAAGCAACTGTGTCTGGAACTCCATAGTATGAATTTTTTGGAGAATATTTCTTTATGTGAACTAGTTCATTAGGTCTTGAATCACTAGTAACAGGATTAACATTTGTACCTTGAAAATTTCTAAAGTAAACAACTTTTTGATTTACTATCTGTATATACCCGTCACGCATACGACGAACACGAATTGTTGTTGCTGGAATATGACCAATGTACCCTATGTCTCCATTAATCTTTCTTCCTATTTCTAGATATCCATTACCAGTTGACTCTACGTCTGTATAAACCTTTTCTAAAACATGGGTAAATGTGTCTTCGTCATTTAGGCTTTCAAGCCATTCACTTAGTGCTGCCTTTGCTCTTTGAATTTTACGTTGAGCACGCATTAGTTGTTCATCAGACTCTGCTTCTTCTAATCTGGCAAGAGTTGAGTCTGTCATTTCAAATCCATATCCTAGTCCTACAATGTTTGAAACTTTTGCAGAAATTGCTGCGTGGTTAGAAAAAGAATTCTCGTAAAAATAAGCCAATTCATCTAGGTTGTACGGAGGAATAACTACATCAAAAAGTCCATATGCTGTAACCATGTCCATTTCTGGAAATAGTTGTTTTGATCTTGCGTCTTCAACTCCCTGAAATGCTTTATTTAAAGTTCTATTTACTTTTCTTTTAAAATTATTTGTTAGTCCATAGTATGACTTAACTATTTCTGCACTAGTAATAAATGGATCATTGCCTTCTTTTTTTTCTACTCTGTCAAGATTGTCTATTCTTGCTCTTGATTCATTATCTTCCATTTTTATTCATACCCTTTTCTGCTAGCATCCAAGCACCGATATCTGTTTCACTTGGAATAAGTCCGTTTTTCATTCTATCAATTTGGTTTTGATGCTCTTCGTCAGATACTCTATTTACACCAGCCATAAAATAAACCTTTCCTACTGGTGCATTATAGTGTTCTGCGGCTTGTCTTATTTTTGACATTTTTTCTAAATCGTATGGTCTTCCAGGGATATTCATAATATTTCCGTTACCATCACCAAATGGCTTACTATCATAGTCACAAAGCCAAACATATACTCCCCAGTCTGACTGTTTTTCTATGACTGTTAGTTTAGGCTTACCATTATTCTTTAATTTTTTTTGATTCATGCACACAAGTATACCATATTAAACTGGTTTAGCAAAACTTGTGTCCCATATTACGTCAGAAATGACATCTACGCCTTCATATGAAATTATAATTGATGAAGGATCGTTAATTGTTATGCTAGAAGTTCCTAAATAAGAAGATGTTAGCCTTTTTCCATCTAAATTAGAAACAATAGGACTCCTTACGGAGGTTGGAGAGTATACTCCTTCCCACTCAAATGGTGTCCAATCTACCCATTCGTGATCAAGGGTAACTATTTCTCCATCAACAATGGCCTGATAATTTCTTACTTCTTGCCATAGCCTTGCTTGTATATCCTGGCTAAACAAGAATGAAGTTTTTTGAAAAGTTGCAAAATTGTTATATAAAAATCCTTCATAAAATTCTAATTGTCCTACTGCTGAAGTAAACTCAATTTCTTCTCCAAATGCTACAACTATTGAAGTCCATTTCATTGGGGTTATTATTGGATACTTTATTCTTTCTCCGTTTTGATAAAATACTATTGGATCATTTACAACGTTGACCAAATCAGTTGCTAATCCAGTGATTCCATCAAATGACTTTATTACTCCCCTTTTTCCACCATCTATAGGTTCTAAATAAAAATCATATATCTTGCTTTCACTTATAAATCTTCCTATTTTTTTAGTTTCTAATATCAAAGAGTCTTTATTGTACATACCCCAGAATTGAAAACCTGCTGCCGTGTATGAGTTTGATCTATTTGAATTGAATAATATTGAGAACCCTCTTTCAAGTTCTGTATCGTATGGAAGAAGTGATACTCCAGAATCTCCTGTTAAATATAGGTATGGAGTAGACTCTTTATATATTCTAAAAGGATTTTTATCTTTATATAAATATACATTGTCATATTTTGATATAGGATATATAGATTCCCCAGAACTTGTATTTATAAAAAATAATTCTTTTTCGTCTTTACATACTGAAGCAATAGACATTTTTTTTAATGAAACTGATCTATCGTTTACCCTTTCGGATTTTATTTCTATGTGTATTGTAATATAATAATCTTCAAAATTAACAAGTTCTTTTGGTGGAAATATTATAGTTCCGTCTGTTACTTCAAACTTTGTTTCGATAACGTCTTCGGTATTATCAAAATCTAAAACCCTAGTATTGCTAAGAAATTCTGTATTAGAGTATTGAGAATATGGAACCTTTCCTACAGAAAATTTATCTTGAAGAGTTATGTATGTTTGTATATTTTCATTAATAAAATATTGAGCACTTGATGATGGGTTTGTTAAAACTGAAGAAGGGTATTCTATATTAAATTGAATCATATCTAAATCATAGTATTTAGTACCATATTCTGTAGTTATTAGTTTTCCAAAATATGATAGTGGTATAGAGTCTTCCCAATATCCTGAGGAGCATATGTCCAATACAAAAGATGAGTCATCTTTTAAGGCTTTAAACGTATAACTTCCAACTATATCAAAATCTTCTTCTGTAGTAATTGAGTTGATAAACCCATCTTGAGATAATTTTGATTCTATATTTTTAATAGTATAAAAAGTATTTTCAAAAGTTAGATAATAAAATTTTCCTAAAAATTGATTATTTTCTGTATTCAAAAGACTTATTGATAGATTCTGTGTATTAGAAAAAAAGTTTTTAACTATATCTTGCTTATACTTTACTACTCTATCAATGTTAAAACCTACAAAAAATGGATCATTTAAATTATAAGAATCTTCATGCAAAACCTCTCCATTGTAAATATACTTTATACCCTCTGAATCTATTGTTATGTCAAAATAACTATTGTTTGTTGAGTTATAGATATGAACTAACATCTGTGGTGACTCTGGCAACTCCTCACACTCAAATAGTCCATATATAGAAGATACCTTGTCAGATATTAATCCTATTTTTTCAAATTCTATAGATATTGAAACATCTGAATATCCTTCGTTTGGTCTAACTTTAAAAAATGCTGGAGAACCAGATTCTTGTATAAAAAAGTTATCAACAAAAATATTTGCATCTCTGGGTGCCTGAGTTCCTTGCCAAGTATAGTTTAGCCACTCTAACCAAGTCCTTAATTGAAATTCAGACCAGTCTCTAATATCAACTGAAGCAATAAAACTTTCTGCTTCTCCAGTTAGTTTTAACTCAGGTTTAATAAATTGTTTAAAACCTAAGAATTTTGAATTGGCATTAAGATTGTTAAAACTTCCAGCATTCCAAGGATTCATATCTGGATAGTTTATTGTTGCAGAATAGTTTGCAAAGGGAAAATCTATAGCCATTGACTTTCCTCCAAAATTTTCTGATACTGAGTTTGATGGCAAAACTCCTTGAGCGTAAATAAATCTTTTCTTGGCTATTTGTTCAGAAACTGAATAAGGATAGATTGCAACACAATCTATTTCATAAGGACTAAGGTTTTCGTCACCATAAAATCCTATCCAATCCAAAGTAAAAGAAGGAAGTTCTATATTGTCTACATCTATATCTATACTTATTACGGGATCTCCATTTATAAGTAAAGATATAACTCTTTGTGTATACCTTATGTCTATTAACATTGGTCTATACCATTTTCCTATAAAGTAAGACTTATTGTATTGTCCAACCTTTAAGGTTAAAAATTCTTTATCTATGTATAAACCGTCTTTTGAAGATATTGGACCCATTATTCTTTTTTGTGTTAATTTTATAGGGTTTATTCTAATCCAAAATTCAAATGTTTGCTCTAAATATTTTCCTGACTCATTTAAAAATCCTTTTCCAGGCAATGCAATAGATGGAAGATTATCAGTTATCGGAGCATGTATTTCTGTAATATTATCTGATCCATACAACATAGACATTCCGCTATTTGTAGCAAGTAATTTGTTTTGATCAATAAAAACATATCCGATATCAGAATCATCAAATCCGTATGGGTCTAACTGCAAAACCTTGTACCCTGAATCTGGAATGTAAAATTGAAAAAATTCTCCAGACAATTCTTGAGGTATAGATCCTTGTGAATAATTTAAATGTTGTTCTGACCATTGTCCTACAGCAATAGAGTTAATCATAACATCATAGTCTAAAGAGGATCCACCACTTATATAATTTATTTTAATAAATGGCATAATACTTACTTCTTCATTTGGAATTGTAGATGTATATTGTATTTTTTGCCAAGGACCATTTCCTAAAGAATTTGTTATTATGCTATCTTTGTTTCCATTAGAGTATAAAAATCCAATTTCATACCCGTTTATAAGAGAACCATATTCCCAAACATAAGCAGAAATACTTATACTGTCTTTAGTTGTATCCAATTCTGAGTACTGTATGGAGGCCGAATGAATTTGTGAATAAGAAATGCTTCCAGACTGACTTCCTCTAATAACTGCACTTGGGCTCGTTTTAACTGGAAGATTTAGTGGAGTAAAATATTCGTTTAAAAATTCTGCTGAGTCATTTTCTATAATCCAATTTTGTGGATCAAGTTGACTTAAAGATAATAGGGATTTAAAATAGATAGGATCGTCTAGACTCCATAATGCTAGTGGATGTTCTGCAAATACTCTTGAAGCATATAAATTAGATGTAGCCATTAGACCTCTACTCTATTTTATCATGCTAAGACTTTACAATGTCAACTATTTCGCATTCTCCTGCAACACACGATAATTCTTGAGTTCCAGTAGTCCCATCTTCTTTTTCGTAAACCGATAGCATTTCCCACTGAATATTAGAAGGAGACTTTTTAACCCAATCTTCATATTCTTCTTTAGAAATTTCTTGATATGGGGCTTGCTTGTAGGTGTGTTCACTTGCTGGTAAAAACGATACCCCACCAATTGAGTCAAAGTTATCAAATACCCATGCACCTACTCTTAGCCATTCATCTTCGTGAACATTGATTGTAACGCTAGGGTTGTGCTCTGTCCAATAGGTTCTATATGTTTTCCACATTTCTAGATGATCTATGGCTGTTAAGTCTTTTGTTATTGTTGCATTTTTTGGAGCCTTTTGAGGAAAATAAAATACTGTAGTTTCATCAGGCTTCATAACATCTGGCTCATTTGGAATTCCAGAATCTTTTAAGAATTGTGTTAATGGATCATTATTTGAACCACGAACACTTCTAATGTAATACTCTGAATACCACGGATGAATTCCGCTAGACACCCCGACCAGTTGACTTACAGTGCCAGAAGGCTTAACACAAGTAATTGATACAGAAGGGTTGATGTTTAATTTCTTTGCTTCATCATTATTAACCTTAACTGATTCTAATCTCATGTCAGTCAACAACTGCTCTAATGCTTTTCCTGCTGTTGAAGTTATTTTATTGCCATATATTCCAGTTAAAGAAACTCCCAGCAATCTTTCTTCTTCGCAATTATCTTTCCATGCTTTACGAAGATATTTAAAATTAGTTAATGTTGATTGCCAAGTTCCAAGAATTGTAGCAAGTCTAACTTTTTCTAGTAAATCTTCCTTAGTATCTTCTGCTGATATAACTACCTCTGTTAAGTTACAAAACTCATTTGCACGAAGAATAATTTCTCCACATGGATTTGTTCCAGCAATTTGAGTTATGTCTCTACGTCCAAATGACTCTACGTGTTTACGTACTGAGTCCATGTTGTAGATACCTCTTTCTCCTGACTTTGATTCATAAAGATTTCTCCACTCACGTAAGAACTGTGCAGTATTTGGCTTTGAGTTGTAAACAGCAGAATTGTTTGCCAAAGATCTTTGTGTTTGTGTTTCCCACCAAGATCCACTTTTTGCTTTTGCCATTTCAAAATCATCAAGGTTTGAAAGACTAATTAAAGCACTTCTTCGTACTCCACCAACTACGACAACTTCTCCAACCTTACACATTAAGTCGTGTGCTTCAATTGGTTTTAGTCTACGTCCAGCAGCATTTTTAAATGTATCTGTTGTAAATGTAAACAATGCACTAAGAGGTCCTGGACCAGAAGCACGCCCACCAAAAGTTTTTAATCTTGCTCCAGATGGTCTAACTTTGGACATGTCCCATTTTGGAATTTGTCCTTGAGATAAAAGTGCTATTAATTCTTTAAATGCTTTTGCCCATCCAAGTTTAGAGTCTTCTACAACTATTGTTGTCTCGGTTTGATTAAAAGATTCTGAGATTGTAGGAAGTTCGTCTACGTATTTTGACTCTACTGAAAATCCCACTCCTGTTCCATTCATTAAAACATACATTGCTTCATCAAATGCACGTAGGCTATCTACGGCGATAAATGAGCAGTTATAGGCTGCAATATGATCACGTTCTAATGCTGGTCCAGCAGTCATCAATGCTCTCATTGAAGGCATGATTCTGTGGTTTAAAATAGCGTCTTTGACTTCATCAAAAATTTTAGCATTTGGGCTATATCCATAATTTAATACTAGGTGATCTTTCATAAAATTGATATATCGACTAACTGTTTCTACCCAAGTTTCTCTTCTATTCTTTTCTTCTATCCACCTTGCATACCTTGAAATATGTATAAAATTTTTATAAGAATCTGCTATAGACCCATTTTCATTAATAAATGACATTAAATTACAACTCCTGATTTTTTTATTTGTGAGATAATAGTATTGTACACTACTTTACAAGAGGGGTCAAATGGACTTATCGGTACAAGAAATAAATTTTTATAACAGCCTATGTGATCTGGGAATAGCACAAAAAATAGAATGTGTCTTTGATACCAATGACATTATAATTACAAAAATTGATGAAAACAATAATCCTTATTTTTACTGTATCACCTGTAATACCAAATATGATATAGGAACAAATACTATAGAAAAAATAAAAAAAACTATTGACAACTATTTATCCAGATGATAACATTAATGGGTGGTAGGGTGGGAATAGATTAAATATATATAATAATAATATATATAATATTAAATATATTAAAGATATATATATATTTATCAATAGCACATAATTTAATAAATGTCAAATATAACAATTAGTTATAAATAGTTGATTTTGTATAATAAAAGGGTTATACTAGTAAGGTATCTAAAAATCTCTTCTTCAAGGAGGTAACTTATGAAGAAAGTATTATTAGCATTAATTGTTTTTATTATTTCAGGAACATACTCAAATTATATAGATAGACATAGTCCAATTTATACCGCCGAACCTTTGGTGGCTGTCCAAGAAGGACAAGCCACCTTTAGTCCTTTAAAAGGGGTTTTAGAGGCTCGTGAGAGCAATGCTGAGGTTGCTGCTAGGTCTAAGGCTAAATTTAGTGATCCTAGGTCTCAGAAAGCCATATTGGCTTATCAGCATTATATGAAAGAAAATGTTCCAGCCCAAGAACTCTCATGTTATTTTAATATTGTAGACAAAGAATCAAGATGGAATCCTATTGCACAAAACCCTAAATCAACTGCATTTGGAATTGGTCAATTTTTAAATAGCACTTGGGGATTGGTCGATAGTAAAAAAACTGAAAATCCATATGCTCAAATTGATGCAATGATAAAATATGTTAATTTAATATATGGTGATGGATGTCAAGCATGGGACTTTAAAAAACATAAAGGCTGGTATTAAAGTTCTTTAATTTGTTTAAAAACCTTATCCCATTCAGGACCTCTTGCTTCTAATGAATGATATTGTTTTACTAATTGATAATTTTTTTGTCTTTCAATATTTCTAACTTTTTGATTTCTTAATTCTTCTAAATGACCTAACCATTCATCTTCAGTATTTGCTACTCTACCAATTCCATATTCTTCATATAAAAACTTATACTCTTCTATATTTTCAGATATAAAAGGAATACCAGATGCAGCATATTCTAATCCTTTTATAAAAGATTTTGCTCTATTAAATTCAACATGTCTTAATGGAACTAACCCAATATCTATTTTTTTAAATAAATCTTTATAGTCTAATATTGGTTTCATTGGTTGAGAAGTAAATAGTTTTTCAGGAATTCCCATTTGTTGTTGAACAGTAGGTGCATTTTTAATTGCCCCAGAATGATGAAATCTCCATTTATTTTTTTCTAAAAATTTTCCTATAAATGGGTTTAAAGTCTCAAGATCGCCAGAACGCCATAATGTTGCACCAACCCATCCAAGAGTTGGGTGATATCCAGATTTATCTTTTCTCATAGAAAAATGTTGCATATCTACTGAATTTCTTACTAAGAATATAGGTTTTCCAGGATACTTATTTTCATAAAATTGTTTTAAGAATGGACTAGATACTATCAAAGCATCTGCTAATTCCATACCCTTAAAATAATGATCTCTATTATTCTTAGGGTTAGTAGCAGGATCTGTTGACTTATATGCCATATTCGTGACCTCTAAGCCTTCATGAAAATCATCTACATCTATTACTATTTTTTGACCCTTTTCTTTTGCTTCTGGTATATGATTTACAATCTTTTCAAGCATCATTAATTTTAATACAACTATGTCCCAACCGTGAATTGCTTTTTTGTCTGGAACTAATAATCCAAATTTATAATCTTTATGAAATGCTGGAAAGCCCATTCCAACTTCCCAACCATGTTTTTTTAATTCTTGCATAGGAAGAAAACATCTATACCAAGCACACCCATTAGGTTGTAAAGGTCTTGTTCCCCAAGACCAATCATAAGTTAAAAAAGTAACTGTAGGTTTTGCCATTTTATCTTTTCATTAAGAAAGTGGGCGGAAATAAACCGCCCACCAACTGCGTAATACTTATTTTTTCTTTTTGGCTACTTCTTGATTGATGCCAAATTTTGTATCTCTTGGATTAACTGCACGAATAACTACCCATGCTGCTGCAGATAGTGCTGAATTGAGAATTGTTCCCAATGCGTCTCCAGTTAGTGTAGATACGTCTGCACCTGAAGCAGTAAATTGTGTAATCAAAGCGATTACAAAAGCGTTAAGTGCTGACTCTAACACTTTTTTATTTAGTAATGATTCCATTGATTGTCCTCCTTTAAGAACATCGATTATATTATTGTACACCCTAAGAACAACCTATGTCAACTGTTTATACCAAAACCCTGGAGACATATATTTTATTCCTTTTGTGACAATCTTAGATTGATGAAAATATGGTGCTACTGAAGGAAATACCGCAATGCTTCCAGCAGATGGTTTTATATTGATATTTTGTTGGGGAAAAAATAAATTTCCTCCTTCATAATCATCATTTAGATACAATACTACTGACAATACTGGAGATCTATCATCTCCATATGAATCAATATGAGGACCCATTTCTTTTCCAGTAGAATACTTACTAATAGATATTGGAGTTAAATATCCTATATCTATATTGTGAAATAAAGAATAGTCTTTAGATGCTGTTAAAATTGCATTTTTTATTTTATTATTTATAGATGTTAATTCTTTATTTACCTCATTATCTATTGAAGGATTTATAGATTTTTGATATCCAAAATCATAGGAATCATCACTAGCAGTCCATTTTTTCCATTTTGTGATGCTAGTATTTTCATTTAACAAAGAATCAGTTTCTTCTATGTTTTTAATAAGTTCATAAGGATCTTCTATAACATTTTCATAAAAATGTATATTTTCATAAGTAGTTAATTTATAATTCATAATAGTCCAATTGTATCAAAACCAGTACCCAGTTACTACGTACTTTATTCCAGATCTTATTAGATTTGGTTGATGATAAAATGGCTCTGTAGATGGGTATATTAATATGCTACCAGACAATGGTTTTATTAATACCTTTTGCTTTCTAAACAACATTTCTCCACCCTCAAAATTGTCATTTAAAAATACAACTACTGAAAATTTTGCAGAGTCTTTTAATCCGTGTGAGTCTACGTGAGGACCAGTATGTTTTCCTGGATAGCACTTGCTTATTAGTAGATCTTTTAAATTATTTATTGAAACATTGTGTGTATTTGAATAGTGTTCTGATGATTTTAAAATTAAATCATATAGTTTGTTTTTAACATAGTTAATTTCTTTATTATCACTATTAATATTTTTTATAGTCTTTTCTTCACTAAATTCGTATGTTGGATAGGTATTAGGCTCTTGGGTTAAATCATGACCTAAGGTACTAGACCAAGACCATTTAGTTACAACATCATTTTCTATAGAATTATTGTCTTCTATAATATCAATAATTTTTTGTGAATCATTAATTATATTTTTATAATAATGAATTCTTTCATTTTGAACAAGACAATCTTTTATATCTATAATTGATTCCATATTAACTCTTCTTCCTCATTAACCTCATAACTTTTAATATCCCACCAAGAAACTATAGTATATCTAGTTTTGCTGTTTACTCTTGAAACTCCATGTATATTTTCATGATTTCCTGGAAATGTAACTATTGATCCAGTTTTTGGTTTTATTTCAATACCATGCTGCGTAAAATAAAGATTTCCCCCGTCGTAGTCATCATTTAAATATAATATAACAGTATATTTATTTGAACTATTTTCATTCTCATTACCATATAAGTCACTAGTATCAGAATGTGGCTCTACCATTCCACCCACATCCCACTTTTGAGCATGATAAGTAACACCTATAAAGTTTTCATTAAAACTTTCTTCAACAACTTTTTTAAATTTATGATGTAATTGTTGAAAAAAATCTTTTGATAAGTTAAAAGATTCTAAATTTTTATCATATAAAGATATAGGCATTCCATAGCATTCTGTAAAACTACTATTAAATATAGACCACCTTTCAGATTGAAAGTCTAAATATTTAATTATGTTTTTACATTCATCTTTAGAGATAAAGTTTTTTACCTCTAAAACATCTTTTTTATGATAAAAATAATCTTTCACTATTTTCCTATGCGTATTTATTACCCTTTAGCCATTCTTCTCTTTGTTTTTCTTGTTGTTTTCTAATTTCTGTTTCTTCATCTTTCCATTTTTTAATTGTTTCTTCATCATATTGAGCATCTGCATAATCCCAGAAAGATACCATAGTATATCTAGTTCCTTTTGTAATTTCAGATACTCCGTGAATATTTTCATGTCCCCCAGGAAACATTATAAATTGTCCTGCTTGTGGTTTAAATTTAACTCCATGTTTTGGAAAATATAACTCTCCACCTTCATAATCATTATTTAAGTATAAAATTCCTACGTACTTATTAATTTCAAAAGCATTAGGATTTCCATCATGATCTGAGTTATCTGAGTGTGGTGCAGCAAAACCTCCAACATCCCACTTTTGTGCGTGTGAGGTATTTGGTTTTAGTTCTCTTTCAAAAAACATTTCACAAGTTTCTTTAAACCTATCTCTAAGATTCTCAAAAAAATTGGGTTCTAAGCCTAGTTTTTCAAGGGTAGGGTCAGTTGGTGCCAAACCCATGCCAAGAGAGCCGTAGAAGGCTATAGGGCCCCATATACCAGCCTGCTGTTCAAAGTACTTAATCATTGCCTTTGCCGTATCTTCTGATACAAAGTCATTGGCAGAAGCAATATCATGTTTATAATATTGCAATTCATCTTTTTTATATTTATTCATCTTGTCCTCTTTCTGTTAACTCTTTTTTCATTGCTTCATTGGGAATTTGATAAAATATTCTAATAAAGTATTTTATACCACTAGTTATTTTTTTTACCCCATGAACACAAACATTTTCTTCAGACAATAAATCTGGATGACCTGATGGAAAAACCATTACGTCTCCAGCCTGTGGTTTATATACATAGTCATCTTTGCCTACCCTAAAGGCAACGTCCCCACCTTCATAATTGTCATTTATATACATTGTACAAGTTAATGCAAAATCTGGTTGTGCATCATCATATCCAACATAATCTGTATGATATGCCATTACAAGACCATTATCTTCTAAATGCTTTTCTTGAACCCCACTAGTCTCGTACTTACAAAATGATGGACCCATAATTGTCCAATCTTTTTTAACCTCAACATTATGATGAGACAAGTAGTGCTTGGTTGTTGCTTGAAATATTTGATTTGTTGCTTCTATAAAAAATTTTTCTTTTAAATATTTAGGGGTTTGATTAAACTCATCTTTAGGGCTAAATGTCCACTTTACTACATATGATCCAAATCTAGACCATTGTTCCCAATTTTTAAATAAAAAACTTTTTTCAGGTTTTATTTGTGATTCATTTAAAACTGCATTAAAAGTTTTTGTAGCAGGAAATATATTTTTATACAAAAATACTTTAGGAATAATTTCTTCATATTGTAAATTATTTAAATCTGGAATAATTAAATCTTCAGTTAAATAATTATCATTTTCTACAATATCGTCTATCATTTTTTTTCTCCTAATTCTACAATGGTCCAAAAAAATGGAATAGTATATCTAATTCCACTAATTATTGGCTTTACACCGTGTAAATAATTTTTATCACCTGGAAAAAAGTATGCTGCTCCAGCCTTAGGTTTAAATTCAATATCATGTTGTGGAAAGTATAATTCTCCACCTTCATAATCGTCATTAATGTAAAATAGTCCCGCTAAGTCATAATAAGGAAAGTCATTAGGACCCTCTGCTCCATTTTCATGCAATTCTTTATCAGCATGAGGCATTTGTAATTGTCCAGGAAGCCATCTAACCATTGCTGGGTTAGTAGGTATTGCCTTTACATTAAAAAATGAATCTACTTCTTTTTTAAGTCTATCAACAAGGTTTTGTATTGTTGGAATTACTATGTTTTCAGGATCTTGTTTTAAAATTGTGGGGTAGTTAGCAACTCTATCTTTCCAATAATCAGCATCATAGATTATAGTTCCATCTTCATTATAATGTGTTTCACTTTCATCCCATATTGTTATTTTTTTAGCAAAATTAGAAAGAATATTCAGTTCTTCTTCTGTCATAAAATTTTCTTTTGCTTGAATCATGTCTGGAGAGTTTCCAAAATAACCTGAAGGGGTTATTGAATATCTGTGAGACTTATTTACGTTTGAGTATTTTTTTTGTTCCATATTTATATTCTACCATCTTCTTTATTCATAAGATCTTTTTTCCCATACCTCATTTTTATATACCCCTCCGTTTGGTATTCTATATTTTAAACTATTTTCATGATTTTTTTTAGGAAGTATCATTGGATTTTCTACCACTATCTCTGACTCCCAATTCTCTCTTTTAAATGGTATTACTTGACAAAATGGAGTTCCCTTAGGCAATATTCCAGTCCATCCTTCTCTTAGAAAAAATGGTAAGTTTCCAGATATGTGAACCTTGTCGTTATCTATTATCCCAGTGGTATTTATAAATGGCAAATCAAACCTATTGCTTGGAGTTAGATATATTGCACTATATCCTTCAGGTAAAACTATACCCCAATCAACTAACCACGAAAAATGGTCCTTATAGTACCCTTCTGGGTGATGAAATTGTGGCATTGGAGATCTAGGAGTACAAAAACTTTGATTTTTTCTATCTTTTGTTTTACAACTAATTACATTTTGATCGGTTAAATAAAACTCAACATCACATGGAGTTACTAACATATATCCAGTTATCATAATGTCCATAAATGAATGACAGGCTTTCCATGTAGGAAGTCTACCGTTATCATTTCCTATAAAATAAGTTCCATCTTCATTTTTAAAAAATCTATCACCCTTTGAATACCAATCAGGAATAAATCTACCTGCTGGCTGTGGTTTAGAAGCACTATTTTTTCCTAACCAAAATCTATTTGTAACAAAATTTATTTTTTTATTTTCCACGTTTTTTACTTCTGTTATCTGTTATTTTCATTTTTAATTGTTTAACTTCGTGTTTACCAAAAACATTTCCTTCAAAATCTGTTGCGTTTCTGTACCAATCAGTCCATTTATTTTCTTTTCTAATTTCTTCAAATGCCTTGTTTCTTCTTGAGTTATACTCAGCATCTCTTTCAGTGTATACATAATCTTTTAATTCTAATTCCATATCTTGTAGTTTACTTAAAGATATAGGTATAAGGGTTGCATATGGCTCTCCTGCTTTTATAACTATGTCTTTATTAAATGATAAAATCCTTATTGCCGATGGGATCTCTTGATAATACCAAGAAGTACTTATTAAAGTTGTAAAGGCTTGATAGTCTGGATTAAAAAAGTTTGGTGCTGGTATTTGTAACATAGTTATGTTTTCTGGAGTACTAAATGTTATACCAGTCTTTATACTTATTGTTGCATGTCCTCTTGTAGTGTATACATACTTTCTACCACTTAAAACTTCTACATTATCTCCAGATTCACTAAATACACCATTCCATCTAAATTTTAAGTCTACTGGCAAAGATAGTTGATATCCTATAGTATTTCCTAGTTGAAGGGGAAAACATCTATAAGCATGCTGTTGCCAGGTTTCGTCCATCCAGTCACGTCTTAAAGAAGTGGGTTCAATATTTATAGCATTTCTATTACAAAATGCTTCTATCTTTGTCAATATTAATCTCCACTTTCACTATAAAATTTCTTAGTATGATACTTAGAACTATAATCAAGCATAGTTACAAGAGAATACTTTATTCCCGAGGTTACTTTTTCAGCAACATGTGGATACATAAAATTAGAAGGAAAAATATAAAGGTCTCCTGCTTTAGGCTTTATCTTTAGCCCTTGAAGTCTAAAAGACAACTCCCCACCTTCGTAGTTATCATTTAAATACCCCACTAATGAAACTGTACAGTTGTATGAATAGCCATGGTCATGGTGCTCCATAAAATGTTGTCCTTCTCCATATCTAATAAAATTAAAGGCTTCCCAATATCTTAATTCTGCTATATTAAACATAGATCTATAATTTTCTACTGCAGAAAACTTTCTATCATAACATTGTTGCCATATACTTGCTAATTCGTTGTACTCTTTACTTCCATCTGGAACAAGATCACTTTTTTTATATTTAAAATCAACACAATCACGGTAATCTTTCATTACCTGGTTATATCCAACTTTTGCTTGAATCCAATTAAAATGCTTACTATCTTTTCCCAAAACATCCTCTAGTCTGTTTACGATATTTAAAGATTCTGGGAACACATCTCTATATACAAAAATTCCAGGTCCACATTCTTCCATGCTTGACCAGGATTTTTCTATTACTTCTTCTCTTTCTACCATTTGTTGCCCTTCTTTTGTTATCTATAGTATATCAAATTATTTGTTATGCACAAGTATGCCGCCAGCCAAAAATAGGTCTGTGTCTTCGACGGTAATTGCAAATGTTAAACTAGGTTCATCATCTTCATTTATAGTTATAACTTCAACTGGTATAAATTCTTTTTTATCAAAGTCATACTTCATATAATAGTCTCCTATGTTTATTTGAGATGAATATACATACTGCCAATCTTGATCTTTTGGCTTTATAAATATTAATTGTTCAAGAGACATTCTACTAGATTCATCATTATTTAAATACATAGTATGTTTAATTATTGGAAAAGAACTTACAACTTTTGTATCTATAATTTTTATATTTTTTATATTTGTAGATTCATTATAATCTATTCCCCAAACCCTATCTCCAACTACCAAATCTTCTGCTTTTTTATAAACTACTAAATCATTTTCTTGAACACAAGAGATCAATGTTTGAGAATGTATGCATCCATAAAAAGATGGTGGGAAAAATGGTGGAAAGAATGGTGGAAAGAAAGGTGGAAAAAAGGGTGGAGCAATAGCAGTTATTGGATTGCTTGCAGAAGAAGGTGGTGAAGTAGACACTGTATTATTTAAAGTAACCGTAAATGTATAAGTTGTTCCTGGAACTAAATTACTTACAGTTATAGGAGAAGTTGCAGATGTTCCAGTCAATCCTCCAGGATTTGAAGTTGCAGTATAAGTTGTACCAGTTGGTTTTCCAAGAAAAGATGGTGGAGTAAAAGATATTGTTGCTTGATATGGAGCACTATTAACAGCAGTTCCAATAGTTGGGGCTCCTGGTTGCCTGCCTCCAGAAGAATTAGCAGTAATCAAGAGCCCCATAGTAACCTACTTTATTTGTTGTGAGAAAGGATGCCGCCAGCAATAAATAGATCAGCGTCTTCTACTGTTATAGCAAATGTTAGTCTAGTATTTTCTTCTTCTGTATGAATAGAACTAATTTCTACAATTTCAAAAGAATCATTTTCAGAACTATAATTTACTAAAGAATCGCCTTCTGATAATTGTGATGTATATAAATAACCCCATTTATTATCTGTTTTTGCAAGAACTAATTGTTCTAAAGACATTCTTGTAGATTCGTCATTGTTAAAATATAAAGTATGTTTCATCAATGGGAAAGAAGATACAACATGTGTTTTAATTTTTGACATGTTTGCAAACATTTCTTGCTCTTCGTCTTCAATTGAATCAAAACCTTCATAGTCATATTTTGAATAAGTTGAAGCCCAGACTTCATCTCCTACTACCAAGTCTTCTGCTTTCTTATAAGTAACAGAATCTTCTTCTCCAACAACTGCAATTAGAGTTTGAGAGTCAATGCATCCATAAAACCCTGGTGGGAAAAATGGACCGAATCCTGGTGGGAAAAACGGTGGGAAAAACGGTGGAAAGAATGGTGGGAAAAATGGTGGAGCAACAGCAGTAACAGCGTTACTTGAGCCAGATTTTGGACCATACCCTACAGCGTTTGTTAAGTCAACTTGAAATGTATAGGATGTACCTGCGGTTAGTCCAGTGATTGTTATTGGAGAACTTCCACCTGTAGCGGTTACACCACCTGGTGTTGATGTTACTCTATATGTAGTACCTGTTGGTTTTCCTAAGTGTGATGGTGCTGTAAATGAAACTGTAGCCGAATTTGCACCTGGCAAAGTGGCTGTTCCTATTGTTGGAGCACTTGGCAGTTTACCGCCAGAAGATGCTTCAACTCCTTGATTTATTGGCATAATTACGCCCTCCTATTAATATATTATACACTAAGATATTAAGTCTCCGAATGCAATCCATGAGTTTGCTGCTCTTTTTATTAAAGAGGCCGAAGACCATTGTGCTCTTAGTTTTAAGCCTGGAGTTCCATTTAATGAAACACCAGAACCTGGTGTTAATGTTGTTTGACCAACACTAGTTTGCACAACTACTATTTGAGATCCTATTGGAAAGTTAGTAGTAGAATCTGGTGGAACTGTCAAAGTGTTTGCAGTTGCTACTCCCATTTCTACCATCTTTCCAACATCCGACAATATTAAAACATATGATGATGTTTTTTGATTTGAAGGAATTCTTATATCACTTACTCCAGTAACAGTTATATTTTCTGTATCTAAAGATCCTACTTTAAATGGATCATAGTTTACAGAAGAAAAATCAACAACAGTGGATACAGAAGCACTTAATCCAGAAAATAATTTCCAAGTACCATCTGAAGCATCTTTTGCTAGTCCAGTATACTTTGTAGTTCCATCATTATAAGTTCCAACTAAACCAATGTCTACCACATTAGATGAATTATTTGTTGCTAAAAATATTATTGGATCAGTTACTGAAAGGTTTTCTGTATTTACAAACTCTGTTGATCCAGAAACAACTAAGTTTCCACCAACTTCTAAATTACCCAAGATTACAGCAGATGCGTTTACGGTTAAATTGTTAGGGACGGTAACATCGTCAGAAAGACTTATCGTTACATTTCCAACTGAAGCAGATACATTTATTTGATTTGGAGTTCCCCCAAGTGTTACTTGTTGTATTCCTTCTATCGCTTCTAATCTTCCATCTAAGTCTAGAAAATGACTATGGACACTATTATTTGCAGGAGATTCAGAACCAGTATAGTTATCTAAACCATAATGATAAAGTTTAAAAGCCTCAACAATATTTGCTTGATCACTTAAAGATGGTATTTTAGTGTCAAACTCAGTTTCTTGATAACCAGAGGCATCGCTAATTAATTGGCCAGCCATTTATTTCACCTTTCTAAATTATACCATGTGTATTTTTTTATAGTTATCATTATGTTCCTAAGTCTCCTACTAAAAGCCAGTCATTAGTTCCAACTTTAGTTAAAGAAGCAGCAGAATATTGTGCTCTTAAATTAGCACTAGGAGTAGCATAAATATTAACTCCAGCACTTCCAGCAATTGAAGTTTGTCCAGTTCCAAATTGAACTACGTCTATTTTTGTGCCTATACTAAATGCAACAATATCATTATTTGGAACAGTCAATGTGTTACTATAAGAAACATTCATCTTTATTAAAGTTTCTTGATCTGACAGTTGAACAGTGTATGGCTCTGTTTTCTCAGTAATTGTTATTTTTTTAGAAGAATAAGATGTTGAAGCATTTGCTTGAGTAAGATAAGTAGAGGACGCATTTGCCTGAGTAAGATAAGTAGAGGACGCATTTGCCTGAGTAAGATAGGTAGACGTTGCATTTGCTTGAGTAAGATAGGTAGACGTTGCATTTGTTTGAGTTAAATAAGAAGAAGAAGCACTTGATTGAGTAAGATAAGTAGAGGATGCGTTTGCCTGAGTTAGATATGTAGAAGATGCGGAGCCCTGTGTCAAATATACACTTGCTATTGTAGTTGCTAAGTTAGGGTCATTTCCTAGTGCTGATGCTAATTCAGTTAAAGTGTTTAAAGTTGATGGTGCAGCCCCAACAAGATTTGCTACTGCAGAGTCTGTATAAGAAGCAGCCGTAGCAGATGCTGAAGAAAGCAATTGAACAGATGAACTATTTGGTATATAGTTTGTAGAAGCAGAAAAAGCAGCCTGCTCTGCTAGTTCATAATAATAAATAGCACTTGCAGATTCAATTTGTGCTTCCAATAATAGTTCTGATGATTCTTCAATGCCAGGATTAAAATTTACAATTACTTGCCACTGATCTCCACCAGGTACAGAAAAATATTGATACAAAGTATTGTTAGAAGTTCTTAAAAACAAATCACCAATTTTTTGTGGATTATTTTGAAACAATAAAGGATTGCTATTGGGATCTACAGATCCAGAGTATATATAACTTCCTCTTTCTCCAGTTGCACCAATATCCAATCCTATTTCTATAACATCTGGGGGACCAAATACTGTGATAGACTCTGTTTGAACTATAGAGTTTATAGCCATTAACTAGTCCTACCACTTATATCTTGTGTAACATTTATTGTTCCAGTTAATAAAGTATATTTAGTGCTGGAACTAGTATTTTCAATTTGAATATCATATACATATGAATTGTTTTCTAATATATCCCCTAGTGTTGTAGGAATTGTACATATTAAACTTGTAGAAGCATTTGTTATTCCACCAAGACCTACGAATACCCCAGCCTCTCCTCTTTCAGTAGCAACTGTAAATAAAGTTGAGTCATAAGTTCCAGTATTAAAAATTTCCCCATTAGAATTTTTGGGGTAAATAATAAATTCGTAAGAATCTCCACGATAATAGTTAAAATTGTATGTAGCAGGAAATGCCATTTATATCACCTACTTTATTATATCAGAATATAGACTATTTGTTTGAAAATGAAAAACTTGCCGATATTATACATACCGACAAGTTTATCAATGTTGTAAACTAGGCTGAAAGGTCACCTATTGCAACCCAAACGTTTGTTGAACGTTTGATAATTGTTGCAGATGCCCATTGTGCTCTTAGTTTTAAACCAGGTGTAGCGTTAATTGTTACACCAAGTGCTGGAGTCAAGGTAACTTGTCCAGCACCAGTTTGTAGAATTGTAATTTCAGTTCCAACTGGGTAAGCAACAGTATCATTATTTGGTACTGTCAAGGTGTTTCCACCTGCTACTGACATTTCTACAATCTTATCAGCGTCTCCCAATACTAGTACATAAGATGCTACTCGAGCATTAAATGAATTTAACTTATCTTTTTTAACTGACAAGTTAATTCCAGTTAATCCAGAACCATCTCCAACAAATGCTGAAGCAGATACTGTTCCAGTAACGCTTGCAGAGCCAAGAGTGATTGCATCATAGTTTGCACTTGAGAAATCAACCTCGTTAGTTGTAGGATGTGGGAAGTTACTTGCTAATTTCCATGTATTTGCAGAGTTATCATATACTAAACCTCTGTGTAAATGGCTTTCGCCAGTATTTACACCTTCACCGTATGCGGTTGTAAATCCACTGTCTAAAGCATCTGTTTCAGTATTATTTTGAGCCAAGTAGATTAGTGGGTCGTCAACCAATAGGTTTTCTGTATTTAGGTATGCTACCGAACCAGAGAATGTTACATCTGATGTAAAATCTACTGGACCAGTTACAGTTCCACCAGCAACTGGTAGATAGTCTAAAGCAGCGGCTGATTGAGTTAGGTATGTTGCAGATCCTGAATCAATAGCACGTTGACTTGTAAAGTATAAATTAGTTCCTTCTGCAACGTTTGTTGTTACGATTGATCCAATTTCTGAATCTGTGTAACCATTAGCAGAAGTTACTGCAGCACCAGAAGCAGTTGCTATGGTGCCTATTAGTGAAGATTCTAGAGTGTTAATTTCTCCATCAGTGTAAGAATTTGCTGCTGTTTGGGCTCCAACTGAAGCGGTATTTATTAGTCCGCTTAAAGTAGATCCAAGTTCACCAAATGAACTATCTGTGTATAGAAGTAAATTTGTACTTGCTGTTGTTAAATTAGTTCCAATTGTTGTAGCAAAATTTGCGTCATCACCAATTGCTGCTGCTAATTCATTTAAAGTATTTAGCAATCCTGGTGCTGAATCTACAAGGTTTGTAACTGCTGTATCAATGTAGGCTTGTGTTACACCATCTGATACTAAAGCCCACTCAGAGCCATCCCATCTATAAATCTTATTATTGTCCGTATCAATCCATAAGTCTGTTTCTTTTGGATCTAACGGAGTTGTTGGACCAACAATTATTGGTCTTCTTTTATTACTTGTTAATGCCATATTTATGTTCTAAATAATTTTTGTTATTATTTAGATCCTCCTTTGTTTTTTAACATACCCAAAAAGATGGGTAAATGTCCTAACTTTTCTATTATACACCATTAATTTATTCAATTATAAATATAAATTATGAAATCTTGTTTACATACCTTTATATTTATTGTATAAATATGGGTATTATGTAACTAATTCTTCCCATACCCCTTTATTATCATTCCATACATATTGATTTTCATCATCTGGGTATGGAACTGGGGACTCCCATCTACAAGTATCTTCATTTAAAACCCATCTATTAAAAGGTTTTGGGGGTATAAAAGCATCTCTTTCTTCATCATATTTATAACCTATTCCAGCATAGTTTTTACGATAGTTACCATTATAAGATGTTCTTTTACATACTTGATTTCTAATGTTACCATAAAATAATTCCCAAGCCTCTGATGATCCACCAACTTGAGTTCCATCTAAATCTGTTTGTATAATTTCTTCGTCAACACCTGTTATGACTTCTGTAACAATATTATTTAAATCTAAAAATGCGTAATGTGCCATTATGAAAAAGTCACCGTTCCTGTTCCTGCCGTGAATGTGTAAATTTTAAATCCACCAGATGTTATGTTTGTTGAGGTTAAACCTGCACCTACTGTAAGTGTTGCTGTCTCTAAAAATTTTATTATTACTACCCCTGAGCCACCAGTTCCTCCAGTAGCAGTTGATGCAAAAGAACCACCACCTCCACCACCAGTATTTACAGTGCCTGCGGTACCTGTAGCACCACCAGCAGCACCACCGCCGCCAGTTCCTCCTACTCCACCTGAACCTTGGTAGTTGCCACCACCACCACCGCCTGCTCTTGTAACTGATGATCCTGTAATTGAAGTTGCTACACCATTACCACCTACACCACCAGTTCCTGAAGCACCAGCACTACCACTTGTACCTTCACCACCAGCACCACCGCCTCCGCCACCAGAATTTCCAGTTCCTATCTTTCCATTATAACCTTGTGCAGAAGTTCCAGAACCCCCATCTAATGCAGCAGTACCAGAACCACCACCAGAACCACCTGATCCACCACCACTACCTTCTCTTGAGCCAAATCCACCACCAATAGATGTAATATTTGCAAAAACAGAATTATTACCAGATGTACCATTTGCATTACTTACTCCAGATCCACCAGAGCCAACTGTAATTGTGTAATTACTTCCTATAATTAAATTTAAAGGAGATTCTAAACTTGCACCACCTCCAGTTGCTGTAACAGTTGAGCGAAGTCCACCTGCACCACCGCCACCACCTCCTGCAGCACCGCTATTAGCACCCCCTCCACCTCCACCACCAGCAATAACAAGATAATCAACAGATAAACTATTAACAATAGACGTATAACTAGCAGCCAAACCAAAACGATTAAATTTTTGTTTTCCAAATATATTAGAAGTACTAAATTTAGTAACAGCCATTAAACAATTTCACTTCCAAATACCCCAAAACTTACAGAAGCGGTAGAAGCATAAACTGTTATAACGTCTGCAGCATCTGCAGTTAATCCCAAAGTAAGTGCAATAGTATCATTTGCTGGAACCGTTGCTCCATAAGCAATATAATGCTTGTTTTCTAATGTTTCACCATTTGGTCTCATTGCTATTCTGTATGTAGCAGCAGTTGCTGCACGATTACAAATTGTAATACTAGAAATAACAATTTCAGTATCACTTGGAACAGTATACAAAGTTGTATCAGTAGTAGCAGCAGGAGAGTTCTGTGCAATTATTTTATAACTTTTTGCCATATTATCCTCCCATCATTAAAAATGTATCTGGTAGATTATCTACATCTATTATAGCAACTTCTGCTTTTGTTGCATATACTGAAGATGCAGAAGATTGTGTTAAATAAGTTGTACTTGCATTAGATTGTGAAAGATATACTGATTGAATAGTTGTATAAAAATTAGGATCATCATTTAATGCCGCCGATAATTCATTAAGAGTATTAAGAGTTTCTGGTGCAGAATCAATCAAAAAGTTTACTGCTGCAGCACTTGCTGTAATAATTGTATTTGTTAAATCTATTGTAGACAATTCTGAATCTGTGTATGAGTTTGCTGAAGCAACAGCAGCAGTTGAGGCTGTCACTATAGTGCTTGTTAAATCTATTGTAGACAGTTCTGAGTCTGTGTATGAATTTGCTGATGCTACTGCTGCTGCACTTGCTGTTGATATTGCTTCATAGTCTACACCAACACCAGTTAGACCAGATCCATCTCCAACAAATGTAGAGGCGGACACGGTACCATTAACAGTTATAGAATCATTAAATTGAGAATCTTCTAATACCAATAAACCATTTTGAATTTTAAAATTCTTTTCAGCCATATAGTAATTATACCTTAAAGTTTATTTTATAAGGAATAATTTATACCCCCTATTTAGAATGATAAGGTTTCTGACTTAACTATGGCTCTTAATGGCCCTGTAGAGACAGATACAGCCCCTATTGCAGCGTCTGTAGCCTTTACTGACACTACAAGGTTTGTTGATACCTTTTCGACCTTTACGTCAGCACCAGTTATAGCACTTGCACCATCTATAATGCCATACTCGTTATAACTTGGTGTTGATTCGGCAGTTGAGATAATTCTTGAAATTCTTACTTTACCAAATACTTCCATGTGAATAGTTAGTTCAACAGCATCAGTACTTTCTACTGGTATAGTTGCTACTGATACCCAAGTGTTAGAGGATGTAGTTGATCCAGTGTGAACTTTAGTTTTTAGACTTGTTCCAACTGTGTTTGCTGAAGCCGTTCCGTCGTATTGAACAGTAGCGTTGTATTGATCAACTGCTAAATTGTTACCAATTACAACCAATCCATCTCCCACAAGAGTGCTTGCGTCAACACTAGCACTTGCTATTGCGGTAGAAATTGATGCGGATATTGCTTCAATATCTACTTCATTGTCAAATATTAAATCATATACATCGTCAATTATTGAGTCAACATATGATAATGGAGCAACAGATGCTGTTACTTGGTCAATATATGCACTTGCAGCGTTAAATGCGGCAACTGATGCAGATGCAATTGTGTCTGACACTGCATCTTCAGCACGTTGATCTGTAAAGTATAGATTTGTTCCTTCAGAGATATCCGTTGTTGTTAAGGCATTAATTTCTTGGTCTGTGTATCCTTCAGCAGAGGTTACAGCAGCACCTGAGGCTGTTGCAATCGTTGTGATTAAGGATGATTCTAGTGTACCAATCTCTTCATCTGTGTAGGCATTTGCAGAGGTTACTGCGGCAACAGAAGCGGATACTATTCCAGATAGTACTTCACCATCGGTGTAGCCGTTAGCAGAGGTTACAGCAGCACCTGAGGCTGTTGCAATCGTTGTAATTAAGGATGATTCTAGTGTATTAATCTCTCCATCTGTATAAGCATTTGCAGAGGTTACTGCGGCAACAGAAGCGGATACTATTCCAGATAGTACTTCACCATCGGTGTAGCCATTAGCAGATGTTACAGCAGCACCTGAGGCTGTTGCAATCGTTGTGATTAAGGATGATTCTAGTGAACCAATTTCTTGATC